TTCTACTAAATAAGCATTCCCGGCAGATCTTGAATATGATTGTTGAGCCACTGAGGTGTAGGTACCGTAAGCAATTCTATCGGCGCTAAGATAAAGAGCCCCCCCGAAAGAGCCTTGGCTTCCATCCCACATACCACAATAAACAAATTCTCTATTAGAGTCTGGAACCGTGCTTCCTAGTTTAAAATAAAACTGGATGCCAACTATGTCGCCGCCGCCGGCTGAAATAGTGGCGCCATCATCAGGATCTATCATATTAAATTGATAAAGACAGCCGTGATCGGGGTGATAATCGCTACCACCGGCTGGCACAGAGCCTCTAAAATGAATTTCGTTACCAGACATAGACTTTGAGATCTCAAGACTTTCTGAGTCAGTTGTCGCAGCAATATCTTCTGTGGTTAAAAGCTTCCAAGGGGAATAATCCTGCGAGCCGTTTGTGGCGCGCGGAGGCTTAATGATCCTGGCAACATTTATTTCTGCTACTGGCATCTTAGAACGTCTCTACTGTACAATAAAGATCGGCTGAATCAATATCAACAGCATCTGCAACGTCTGTCTTTGCAATTAGATAAAATGTTGTTGCCGCACTTGCTGTATCGACAAAAGGAAGCTGGATCGAGTAAGAAACAACACCAGTTGTATTGGTTGTTATCCCTGTTGCGATTGTTGCTTCTGTATCTGGGAAAATAGTGTCGTCACCATCAGAATCGGTTGTTATCCTGATAGTGAGCTTGGAAGCGATGGTTCCAGACGTGGCGATTCCAGATAACTTTATGACAAGATAATCTGGCCTAATGTACACAACCTCATCTGTTGCTTTGACTTGTAAAGTTGCTGCCTTTGTCTTGTCAAAGCTGCTTGTGACGCCAGTCGCAGAAGTTGTTGTAAAGCTAAGCTTCTTTAAAGAGTTTCTTGTTCTTGTAAATTTTCTAGAACCTACAGTGTACCTAAATGTTGATGGGTCTGCCATTTATAATCCCTCGCTCCTATAAATAGTGCTAGCCTATTAAATTCTTCCAGTTTTTGCCACCGAGGGTCATGATACCAGAGATGTCTACTCCTGCATCTCCGGGGTCTGTTCCACTAAGTGGGTTCCCCTTTTGCGGAGATCCCTGGCCTGGTGCTGGGGTCGTGCCCTCAAACAGATCAACCCCACCATAAGCATCTGCTCCAATGGCTTCCATTAAACGCTTGCGGTGCTCCGCTACCCTGTCAGATACAGATGGTGCTGGTGTCTGTGGGGCTTGCTTTTTCTCTGTGCTCCGCTCGACTCTGGCTTCCACAATCGGAGCAGTGTTGCCCAAACCTTGCCTGACCTCTGCGATTACGTTAGATAGTATACCCTCCTCAAGAATGCTCTCTCGTATACACTCCTTGATTAATGGCTTTAGTAATGCTTTCAGTTCAGACTTTTTCATTTTACTTCCTTAAAATTTCGTTCATTAAGTTGTGCAAGCTTTGATTTTTGTTCTCACCCAAGCTAAGACCAATTGAAGGAGTCCTCTGCAGCGAGATTCCCTTCATGGGCTTGATGAAAGCTCCTGGTGCTGATGGGTCTGAGACGACATCAAAACAAATAAGATTAAAATCATCCTCTACAACAACGTGTTTTCCACGCTGCTTCACGGATCCCAATCCCCTAGAAGAGATGCCGATACCACAAGCAGACTCTGCAAGTGCTCTCAAGGTTCTTCCAGAAGGTGTATTTAGTACTTCAATTTTTCCCATAACGCTATTACCTTCCCACCAGACCTCTGTGACCAAGTGAGAACAATTCTTCAACTCGATCACAGAGGAATCTGGATGGTCTAGCTCGCCTAAGGCACGTCTAGTGTATATAAGCTTCTGATAGTTTTCCATTTCTCTTGCGAGGATATGCTTTGGGTAAACTCGTCCATTACCGTTAAGAGCATCAGCTTCCTGAATCTTGCCGGTCATGTAAAACGATACACCCTCTGACATTCTTCTTTTCTCACTCTCTGTGAGGTAGTCGGGACAAACGCCACCATCACAAAGTGCAAAATATTCTGTTAATAATTGCTTAGACATAATGAAAAACTCCTAAAATGCGGGCGCTACCCGCCCGAGCTACGAACCGGAACAGCAGCGTGCGACAGGTCGTAAGTACCAGTTACGACCGGATATGTTGCACTGTAGTGGCATATCTCACCCCCTCGTCTTGGATTATCATGCTCAACATGTAAGAAGTCCCTGAACCTACACAACCACAAATTAGAAAATTAGCGAGTGTATAGTCAAAAGTAAATAGTTCGGTCCATCTGTTAATCGCAAATAAAAACCAACCTGCGTGGAAACCAAAGCAAAGCGTGCAATTAAACAGCTTTCCAAAACCCCAAAGCCATTCCTTAGATGGCCTAATTCTGTTAAAGATACTAGCGTAGACAACAAGATACGTAAGCCCATAGCAGGCTAGAACAAACCAAAGCAATTCCATTGCTACTCCTGATTCTCTAAGATATAACTCATCCAGTAAGGGCTTCTGTAATAGCCCGGTACGATGGAACCCTTTTGCTTATCTTGGGGAACCTCGCCTAGTTCTGTGGATTCCTCTGAGTCTGGCTCAAGCACCCTATTATTAATAAGGTCTTCGAAGTCCTCCCCATATTCAAAGTAAGGTCTCTCACTCTCAATCCATTTTGAAATTGTAAGAAGAATTACTTTAATTGGGGCTTCCATGTTAGACTCTGGAATAGTGGCCTCAAACGAGTCCAGCGTAGAGCCCCCCTGCACAGACTCAGGTGAGATCACACCACGAGAAGAAAGATACTTAAACATTCGATCAGCTGCACCATAAGCAACGTCCCCGTTTACGCTATCCTTTTTAAAAGTTACAATCTTCTTTTGCTCTGGTCGAAGAATAATGTCTATGTCTGCATGGTCATAGACTATTATGTTTCCGTCTAAAGTCTTTTTGGCCTTTAGAGAGAAGGACGCAAGAACTTCATTCTCGTCTACAACTTTAACAATTACCTTTTTTTCGGACGGGGTAAAACGAATTCTTACATCAGGCATCTCAAACCTCCGTGACCAAAGCTTGTATCTTTAAGATTGTTTTGATCATGTCGTCATTGATTGGCTGTGTACTAAAGTTTTCCAGTATAGACAACACCTCTCTGTTTTTGTTACTGAGAGATTCGTCTAGCACAACTTCTCTCCTAACTTGTAGATTTTTAATTTCAGTCTTTAACCGACCAATCTCGTCATTTATATAGAGCTTGAAGTCTGTAGATGTTTCCGGAGAAAGTGTTACATACCTAGACAATAAATCTTTCTGGTTCTCATTCAGGGAAGAGCCATATTTGTCGTTAAACTTCTGAACAAAGATCTTGTACGTGATGTTGTCGATTGGCTTCATCTTAGGGACACTTTGGCGTGGTGAAGTCATAAGATCAATCATCTTTTCTTCTAAAATAACTCTCTGTGCAATCGGGACCTTCGCAGAGAACATTTGTGAAATTGTTGCCAATGTCTTATAGTTGGAGATAAAATTGTTAAAGATAGACTTTGACAGATCGGTATTAACCTTCTTGATTACTTGAGACTGCTCATCAAAAATCTCTTGCTCACCAAGTGTATGGTAGACTCTCTTAACTTCAGATAGGATTCTCTCTGCTGTTTCTCTTTTTACTTCGTTTACTTCGCATAAAGTCTTATACAGATTTAGCTCACGATGAAGTACAGTTGCAGTGTTAAAGTGCTCCTTGAGAATAGAGGCTATGGTATTTTTTGTATCCACATCTGACTGTATAGCAGCCCTTGTCATCTCCTTTACAAGACACTCGTAGAGAAACGCAGTGTTTCTTTTCTTATTGTGCTTCATCGATCTTTGTCTCCATTGTTTTAAGGTTTTCTAATAGTCTTTCTGTTTCGTAGTTTATAGAGAAAATTCTTTCTTCCTGAAGATTCTGCTCTCTCTCATAACTAGTAGCTTCCGAGGTTATGCCCTTTTGGAGGGTGCTGATGCTATCATGACCAGCGTATCCAGGGAGCGTTCCCCGAAGAGTACCGCCTGAGACTGCCTCTGGGACAGCTGTTCTTTTTATAGATTTTGTTCTTGGGCCACTCGTCTTTCTTCCATCCTCATCTCTCTTTCCAGGGGTCGCTAAGAGTGGGCTACCCCCTGCTTCGTCACCAGCTGGGGCTGGGGTCTCTGCGGCAGGCTCTGGGGCTGCCTCTGGCACTGGTGGCTCTTCTGCACCAGGCAAGCCTTCTGCCCCCTCAAAGCCAGTTGGCATGCCTGTGTCGAGGCCCCCAGCGAGTGCCCCTGAAGCCTGTTGCCCAACAGCTTCGCCAACTGCGTTAAGCTCAGCTTCATACTTACGGTCGTGATAGATCTCCCTCTTGTTACGAATAAATTCTTCTTCAGACATTCCGAAGAGATTTTCTGCGACCCAACGCTTGGAGAAGAATCCATCAGTAGCGTTTGTTGCAACAGAGAACTTCTGGTTCCAGTGCTCAAGCTCTTGGATTTCTGCGATCTTAGATGGGTTATTAAGGGCCAGAGTAAAGCTAATTAGGTCTTCCCCACGGAACCCTAAAGTATGTAGGTGAACTATGCCAATCTTTTCAAGTTCGGAGAGTAGTGGCCTCTGAAGTCGTTGCACTGTTCTGGCGAAACGAACGTCTTTCATCGCCAAGGTTGTCTTGTCTTCAGTGCCGCCCTCTCCTTGAGTTAGGTACGAAGCAGGGATCTTAATAGCAGAGAAAAGCTTGTCTCTTAAATACTTAACATCATCAATATCATGATTTCTCTCTTGGCCACCTATGTTTTCAATAGAGGCAAACTTTGTGCCACCACGAACAGGGATGTAATAGTCTTCTTCGATGCTCGTTGGGTTATAGCGCAAGTCAACACGACCAGTGTCTTGGTTGACGACCTGGTTTCTCTTCATCGCAGTGATGACTCTCTGCATGTATTGTTCAACGTCTTGCGGCGGGATGTTACCAACGTCAACGTAGAATGCCTTTCTAGCTGGTGCCCTGACAATCCGATACGCCATCATAGCGTCTTCCATAAGTGTAAGCTGACGCCAAATACGACGTGCTGGCTCTAGGACTGAAGTTCCGTATGGGTGGTACTTGTCATTCCCAAGGATACGGAAGTGCGCCATCTGCCAGTTCTCGAAAGTCATGCCTGCGGCATTCCACTGGAACTGGATGTAGTTTGGATTTGTTTTGTCCTCACCCTCAAGTCTTTCAATCTCATTTGGCGGCAGACCAATTGCATGACGGACACCGTATGTCTCGTCAACGTCTAGATAGAGAAAGAAGTCTCCATACTTGCACATTGTGCGAGCCCAGCCAAAAAGGTTAAACTTAACATTTAGTACGTCATTGTACAGGGTGTCTAGGATAGCTCTGATTTCTTCATTCGGGCACTTAATCTGCAACATCTGGGCTAACGGAGAAGATGTCGTCATTTCATCAGCGTATATATCTAGTGCGGAGGCAATCTCTGGTGTGTACTCCATCTGGTCAGAGTCAACATATCTCTCAGTTCTGTTCTGGTTAGCCATGTAGTTTGAGTTCATGGACTCAAATGGATTATAGTGAGACCTCTTAAATTCCTGCCCAGAGGCAGACTTAAACATATGTCCGTACTTATCAAGCTGTTGCTTGCGTATTCTGCGGCCTGTTTGTGTTCTACGGCTGACTATAGGGCCAGAGAATAACTTTGTTAGTCTCTTGTATATATCAGATGCAGGATTTCTAGGATTTCTCTTGTCTTCGTCAGCCATTTATTACCCCTTCATTAACCAGATGTACTGTTCTTGCTGTTGTAGTGCCGCTTTCTTTCTATTGTCAAAACTATTATGTCCTAACATGCCAGGTATGCTTGTGTCAAGTCTTTTATTTGTAGAAACTAGAGAACTGAAAAAGGCTTCTCGATACTCCATCTCTCTCTTGTTGGCTGTCAAGGCTGTGTCTCTGACCCAGCAACCAATCGCCAAAGACATGATAAGGTCATCGTTGTAACCCCTCATTGCCTGTGGCTTTCCGTTGTTCCAGATAAAAGTCTCCATTTCGTTACATAGGCGATTCGAACGTATAATAACTAGTTTATTTCTTATAAACTCTTCCATTTTAGCTACAACTAACGGCCTAGTCTTAACAGTCGTGGAGAAACCTGGTACAGAACTGCTATTTGTATAAGCCACTTCTTGCTCAATGTATTCGTGCGTCCCTTTCAGGGAGTAGTATATATTTGTATACCCAAGCAACTCAAGCTTCTCAAGTACGGAAATTCCAATACCAATGTTTTCAACTACCAACAGAGCATTACCGTATTCTTTCCCAACCTGGTCTAAGATGCTGGCATACATATCAAGACTTGGCTTCCCTTGATACTCGGCTACCTGTTCCATTGTAGAGATTTTAAATACATGAAAAGCAGAACTGTCTTTGCCGTCACCTCTAGCTACGTCTGCTACAAGTAAGTAATTCTCACCACTTATGTACCTCTCCCAAATCCAATAGTTTCTGTCAAAGCCCGTTCTGTAAGTTGGCTCCTTAACAGTTTCCTTTACAACCGCGATATCATCAGGATGTATTACAGTTTCGCCAGATGTGTTGAAGTTGCATTCAAGCTCCTGTGCGATCTGCCGTCTTGACATGTTTCTTGTTTCTTTTTCAAACCATCTAAGATCTCGCTCCGGATGAACGTCCCACGGTAGATTGGAGGGGAAGAAGTCGTTCTCTCCAGCTTCAGCATCGATATATGTTTTATGAAACCAGTTACCAATACCATTTGGAGTACTCAAGGCAATACACCGACCACCAGTTGACAGAGTGGGATACAAGCCCGTCCACAAGTCGCCTAACCCATCAATGTGGGCGGCCTCGTCCAGAACCAAAAGAGAGAGTGCCTCTGAACGTCCAGCATCACCAGACGTGGACGCTGCTTTGATTTGTGAGCCGTTACTTAGCTCAAAAGAAGAACGGTTATCGATTTTAATTTCAGCAATCCGTATCCAGTCCGGTAAGTTCTTCATAATATTCTTTACTTTCTTAACCAAGTTTGTTGCTGTTGCAAACTTAGTTGCCATAACTAAAACATTCTTGTCCCGATGAAATAGCAGCAGCCAAACAACATAGGCCGCAACGATTGTCGATAGGCCCAGCTGTCTGGCTTTTAGTATGATGTTGAAGCGATGATCGTTGAAATTAACCAACATATCATCTTGATATGGGAAAGTCTTAAAAGGAATTAAGCCCTCAAGAGGGTGAGAGATCCTACAATAGTTATTGATAAAGTAAGCCGGGTCTTTACCAGACTTAACAATCTCTCTTAAGACTTCCTTCTTTGTTAGCTGGTAAGCCATGTTGGCCTACTCTTTCTTTCTAGAATCGTTCTCTGGTCTCTTGCCTGCAAACCCACCGTTGTCTAGGAAAGTTCTGAACTTAACGTCCATGCGGTCTTCAGATGGAGCTTTTACCTCTTCAACCTCGTTTATGGTACCAATATTGTACATCCTGTGGGCCTGGCACCAAGTACGAACTCTTGAAGTATTTTGAACGATTACGTTAACATCACCCTCTGCCGTTAGGGTAAGGGAGTCGCCTGTGATTGCCTTGTACTCTTTCTTAAGAAATGTGGCAATATCATTTATCATAGATTCTACGTTAGACTCAAAAGGAGTAGAATAAATCTCCTTGAGCATAACCTCTGAATGGTAGGAGATCTTTAGCTTTGGTCCGTGGAAAGAGACACCAAAACCATCCATAACCCGCTTATCTGTAATCGGATTTCCCTCTTCGCGCTTAAGGCCAACCTTTCTTGCCTTGCCATCAGACGAGTAGCTTTCCATGTGAGCGCCGTCATATGCATTAGCTGCTGCCTGTGAGATCCCTCTGATGATTTCTAAAGTGGTTGCCATTATTTGTCTCCCTTTGTTGGACGCCAGCCTGTTAGCCACCTTTCTTCTCTGCCATCAACCCACTGAATATAACAATTGTAGCAACAATCGTATTTACTCATGTAAGCATCATCCTTCACACTAAAAGAAAAAGTTTCACAAACAGGACAGTCTCTCCTTACGAATTCTCTATTAATTAGTTTTTTAGAAACTAAAATCCCATTGACTTCATGTTTCTCTTCGCTTTCTTCGAAGAATCGCTCCTTTTCTGCAAGCTTTTTAAGCTGCTCTTTGTAGGATTCCTCTTTTTCGTCGTTCCAATACTTTCTTGGATTTTCAATTGCCTCTTGTCCATACTTTTGCGCGATGGCCTTTTCTATCCTTGCAATCCTATTTGGATCCTTCATAGTGCCCTCATTTCGTTGTTAAGCATAGAAACTATGCTTGATGCATCATGCTCAAATAAAAATGGAAATACTGCATGTATCAAACAGATGACTGCAGCATAAGTAAGTAGGAACGAAAACACCAGAGCACGCACAAAGTGGCTAAGGTATGACATCCCTACGTTTCTTGGGTGCTCACTGAATAGCTTTATCAATCGCATATGCCGTCCCCACTCCTATAGCTATGCCAGCAGCGATACTACCAGCTATAACTAAAGGTAAATTTACTTTTCTATCTTTCTTTATTATACCCCTTAAGGACTCTATTTCTTCGTCTCTTAGTAGGATTTGCTGCTCATATCTAAAGACGGCCTCATTTAGCTTAATCTTCAAGGAGTCCAACTCCAGAGTATACTTCTCATCCTGTAGAGCTAATTCAAACTTCAGCCTGTTTTCAAATTCTTTTTCTTGGAACTCCCTCCAAGTTAGAAGCTCTGCAGTAGCAATGTCATCGAAGCATGTAGCTTGAAATGGTACACGACCGCCATTAGGAACTAGAGCAAAGCTTCCATCCCCTGCAACCGCCGTGCTGCACAGAACTAAAGTGACACTTAATATTTGTGCAACCTTACTCAACATATTCAAACCCAAATGCTTTTTCTAGCTGCTTAGCCAGTAGCTCAGGGTTGTCCCTTCTTAGGGTGACTACTTCCTCCGCTCTAGTATCTTTCGCAGCCTCTAGATCCCTCTGTGTTTCCCTAAAGACAGTCTCAAGTTCTTTAACTCTGGCTTGGTACTTCTCAATAATTTCTTTCTGTAGCCTCGCTTCACGAGCGTGACTATCTTTGATTACTGAAAGCTCTTTCTCGTACCTTTCTGTTGCGCTATCAAAGCTCTTGACCAAAGAAGATCTGTCATAGTACCAAGAGACAGATACGATTAAAAGCAACAATCCAATTAATAATTCTTTCCAGTGTTTTGTTAAAAAACTTATAAAGGGAGACACTATACCCCCTTGAGCTTAACGATTGCGTCAATAACACTCTGACCTCCAAGATAAAGTCCTGAGATGATGACCCAGTCTCCACTCGTCAAGAATCCAGCTGCGGCTAGACCAGTAGCCGTTGCCCACACAAGTAGCTTGCGTGAAAGAACCTTCTCTAAACCCTTGTCTACAAATGCTTTTGCCATAGTCATTATTCCTCCAAATTAACTATAATAATTAGTTTAGCACTCTACAAAAGCATATCCTTCTTTATTCTCTATCATAAGCTGGGTATCAACGCAATCTTTCAAAGCCTCAAGATGCGAGATAAGCAATACAGTCTTAAAGTGAGACTTAATCATGTCAAGCATTCTTGTGAAGCCTTCCATATTTTCTTCGTCAAGTGCTGTCCCTGGCTCGTCAAGAATGAACACATCGCCTTTGGGTAAATTAGAGACCGAGAGCATAGCTAGTCTAATTGCCATTGCAGCAATGGTCTTTTCAGCACCCGAGCCCATTTCTAGTGGCCTTGAGTCTTGGTTTGGGTGCTGGATATGGATATTCAGCCTTTTCCCATCATCCTCAAAATATACATCAAAATCAACTATGTTCATCAAGAACTTAGAAATCTCTTCGTTAATGACCGGTAGCTTGCTTTTAATGATGTCATATGCAATCCCATTGCTGTGCATGCACTTAAGGTAAAGGTCATATGCAGAATACTCCTCTTGGAGTCTGACAAGCTCCGCCTGCTGATCTCTGAGATTTTCTATCTTCTGCTCAAGCGAACCAAGCTTCTTGTACAAGAATTTTGCCTCGTTATCTAAATCTCTTTTCTTGACCTGAGCGGAGCTAAGTGCAGACTCAAGAGTCTTTTTCTCCGCCATTAGGGTGCTGAGCCCATCGATAGCCTCTTTGTTGATGTTATACTGATCTTCTCTTTTTTGTAAAGTTTCTATTTCGGTATTGAGGTTAGAAATTATAGCCTTGTTCTTTTCAATCGTTAGGACAGCCTTCTCAAGAGCAGTCTCATATTCAGACTTCCTGGCAAGGATTGCTTCAAACTGGTCGACTTTTTCTTGTGCCTCTTCCGGGTCTAGAGCATCAAGCTTTTCTTGCAGCTTTTCCCTATGTGAGTCTAACTTTGTTAGCTCCTGCTCATTCACTGGGAGATTGGCCTTTGCTACGTAAGCATCCTTAATAAACTTGCACTTAGGGTAAGAAGTACCACAGGGGATCCCCTCTAGGGCCGTGGCTTGTCTTTCGTTTTGTCTTTTTTCTCTGGTTACCTCATTAGTCTTTTGCCGTAGCTCTTTCATAAATTCATCAATCTTAGAGCTTCTTTCCACCCTAGTCCTGTACGAATCTATATCAAAAGACTCAATGTGATCTGCAAAGGTACTAATGACCTCGGTATACTTATTAATCTTTTGCTCTAGTTCGGACTGCTGGTCAGTTACTGACACAAGTTGATTATTTTTGTCCTGTAGCTGTCTCTTTAGCAAGACAATGTCAATAAGCTCTGTAGGTGTGCCATCAATCTTCACTTGTGTTGTGGCTATATCTTTCCTATAGCTCTCGATCTTTTCGGAGATATCTTTGATTTGCTCTTGCTTGTCCTTGTGGCTCTGAATGCATTCTTCTAGGTCGTAGAACGCTTGGTCAAGATCCGACGCATAGTCCTTTCCTTCAAGTCTCTTGAGCGCCCCCCGTAGGTCTGACGCTTCTACCTTGGCAAACTTATACTTTCTGTCAAACAATTCAAGATCCAGAAACTTGGCAAATATTTCTTTACGCTTTGTGGAGCCTTCTCTAATGAAAGATAACGAATCTAGCTGTGATGACATCGAGGTAAGCAAGAAATCATCAACCGTACCAAACACTTTCCTAATCTCTTTATCTGTATCGTTTCTTGTAAGGCCATTACGTTCAGACTTCACACCATCAATCGAAGTACAGGTGAAGTTAAGGTCTGTCTTAGCCTCTGTAACTTGAGCGCCCTTTGACTTCTTTGTATACTTATCAGCTTGGCGCGTGATGTTCCACACTGTCCCGTCTTCTGTAAGGATCTCAAGTTCTCCACGAGCATAATCTTTATCAAAATTAATTACATTTAGGTTTTTCCTCTCGTTCTTTGAGGTAGTATTAAACATGGTAAACAACAGGCTGTCGATGATGCTTGACTTGCCAGAGAAGTTCTTTCCAAAAATACCGATGATGCCATTAAGCTTAGCAAAGTCAATACTGTTGTCTTCGCCATAATTAAACAAGTTATCAAACTTGAGACTGCGAATAGCCCAGTTAACGTTCCTTAAAACCTCTTCCTTTTCCTCTGCCATAAGGTTGTACTTGTCGTTTAGCTGCAGAATCTTATTCATCACAGTATCGCTTAGCCCATAGTCCGACAAGAACTCCTTGATTAGTCTTCTCTGCACAACAATGTCACGCAGATCGTCATGCCTAATGTCATCAACAGTACCCACATCAAGGCTATTCTGACTAATGTTTCTGTTTAAGAATGTAATACTCTCTGGCTTATACTGGTGGTTTGCTACGTCAACAGCCTTCTTCATTTCTTCTAGCGAGATGCTTTCGTTAGAAACAAGGCGAATACGAGCACCCCTGTCTACTGGCATATTTGGAACCTTTCCGCCCTTTAGTTCCAGAGTAACAAAAGGCTTTGGGTTCTTGAACGTAACACGCTTAACAGTGAAGTTGTCTCTGTCTTGGATATCCCATATCAGGATACCCTTGTCCTCAGACTCTCCAAAGCCCTGCTGAACCGTTGAGCCCGCGTAGCGGATCTTACCCTTCTTGTCCATCGCCTGCGGCTTGTGGATGTCTCCTAGGAAGCCATAATCGAACTCTTCGAATATGCTTATATCGTGCTCGCCCTTTTCCATGACCCAGCCGCTGTCTGTCTGGCAGTTGGAAATAGAGCCGTGATACAGAGCAATATTAACGTTGTCATAGTTAGATGGATCTTGCCAGTTGCCCTCGTCGAATACAGATAGAACAGAGAGTGAAAAACCATCCCTTAGATAGACCTCTTGCGAATCCTTAAGCAAGTGTAGCTTGGGGTGCTCAAGCGCTTCCACAATCGGCGTTAAGGCGTCGAGACGACCTGTATTCTTGAGGTTGCCATCGTGATTACCAAGGATCACATATGTTGGAGCAATGTCAGCTAGTTTACTTAGAAAAGCGGAACACATATCCACAAACTCTGGAGATATCTGTGTCTTTGTGTGTGCGATATCTCCACAATGTATAATGTAATCTACATCTTCTTCTGCAATCGCTGCATAAAGTTGATCAAATACTTCATTATATTCTTTATGATACTTTAAATTCCTAATGTGTGTGTCAGCTATGTGAGCAAATTTCACTTATCCTCCCCAAAAACTTGTTTAATATTGTCTGACAATCTTGCGCTTCGTTTTAGAGCTTCGCCGGCGAAGCCTTTGTTTCCTGCAAGGTAGTTGTTTGTATAACACCGAATGTGCTCTAAGTCACCATATATATCACTTAAATATTTATTGTATTTAGCCAAAACAGCTTGTGCTTTTTCTCGCATCCCCTTTTCGTCCGGGAGCTTTATAGTAGCAAAATTTTCTGCTGCTGTCTCGTCAAAAGCACTAAAAAAAATTCTGCTTGGGATTTTCCCTTCTGGGATCTGTACTTGCTCGGTGTTTTCTGTCGCTAGCCCTGCTAGCTGTGAAGGCTCTGTGTCTTGCTTTATTGATTGAACTTTTTCCTTCTTCTCATCCTTCCATTCAAACTTCAAAAAATTATATTTTGTATCGGCCATAAAGGTTTTTACTTTGTCTATATCAGTTTCTGCATCATCCCAACCATTCGGCTTATCAATAACAATAGAATAGAACCGTATTTCGGGCAAAGAACGATCATCCGGCTTAACCGCAACAATATACGTTATTTGATTTTGCCCACTATCAAAAAACTTTTTAAAATAACTAAAACTGTTAGAAAGTCTCCTGGCGCTTGTTCTGTTTACAAGCTTTAGGCTAAAAGGAGTACTAGTATCTTCATCTGGCCCGCTAATCCTAATGTCTTCTAGTTTGTTGGTTTCTACAAAACCTGACAGTAGCGCAGCCATAAAGGCTTCATTAAGATAGCCTTGTGATTGTGTTTGAAATAGAGAACTCTTAAGTGCCAGAAGATTATCCATAGCAACAATATAGGCCAGACCATTAGCAGGGTTTATATTTTCTATAGGTACTGTACTTAAGTCGTTAATCGCTGCGATCTTATCTTTAAAGCTTTTGCCTCGGAATCTTCCACCAATGCTAAGTTTGCCTTGTTTAGAGCCAGCTGGATATCTTTGGGTACCAGCAAAGGCTTGATCAAAAATGCTTCGGACTAACTCTGCCTCTTTAACTTTTGCAGCAGGTACGTTGCTTCTTGATAGATTGCCCCATACCTTTGTTATGTTGAAGGATGGGTAGTTTCTTAAATCTTCACATTGAGAATCTTGTTTTGCACCTTCCTCTTCGACTTCTTTTATTAAACCTCTCTGCTTTACTTCCTTTTCCAGCGATTCCTTGACAAAAGACATGATGTCTTCATCTGATATCTTGATCATACTATAGACTCCTTATTCTCTGGAATAAATAGTTATCTGCGCTCATTACTGTTGCTTGTTGTTTTCTAATTTCGAGAACGTTTTCTGGCATTTCTGCCACGTCTTCATAGCCAGATGTATCAATAATAGAGACTTTTGCCCCATATCTCATAAGATAATTGGCTATCTTGGAAGCCTTATCCTGTGCGTCATGATCGAGCGCAACATAGATATGTGGATCATGACGTATAATGGCTTGGAACAGTTTTGACTCTATCCGCAACGTAGAACCCATAAGAGGTATTGGAGTGCCAATGTCATATGCTCGTATGGCGTCAAAGGCTCCTTCTACAAGAATAAGATCTTTATCCCAATCAACATAGAGTTCATTAAAGATAATATTCCTGTTTACCTTAGGATTCTTATACCTCATCCAATCTCCATCGTATGAGCGAGCAACAAAGAAATTAGCTTTACCAGCCATTCCAAAGGACGGGATAATAATTCTGCCTCTATACTCACCTTCATCACAGAAGCCAATCTTCCAGCGTAGTATATCCTTCTGAGTTACACCACGGCTCTTAAGATAATTGAGAGCATTCTGGGCAGAGATTGTATTAGTGTTTGCTAAAGACCTAAATTCTTTTGGTAGATCAATTATCTCTTCTGTCTTTTCTTCTTTTTCTTCAAAGATATTTTCGAACCCATCTAGTTCCACCTTATTTGTAAGGATCCTCCATTCCTGAACGTGGGAAAAGGAACCATACTTACGGATGACTTGATAAAGGTCTGTGCCTCTTGTGTCACAAACCCAACACTTGTATACATTCTTGTCTATGTTAACAGAGAATTTTCTCTTGTGATGGTTACAGTATGGACATAAAAAAAGATGCTCCTGGTTAGATACACGGTACTGACCAAGAACATCTTTTAGGATTTGCAGTTTTTCTCTCATGCCATGAGTATAGCATAGAGAGATAATCTAGTCAAACATTTAGCCCTTGATTAGCTTTTGCCAGCGGCTATATACTGATTCCTCTATTTTACTTACGATCGTCTTTGGGGAAGAGGGGTCTTTATTATCCCATGGACCTGCTCCTTTCTGGATTTTATTTCTAATGGCTTCTGTCCCCTTTTCGAACATGTCTTCTAGTTTATTAACTACCTGCTCTGGACTGAGGAATTTAATACTTGGGTCGGCCTCAACCGTACTCTTATACCATTTCACCCAACTCTTAAAGGATGAATTATATCCTTCTTCGGCTAGTCCTTCATTAAGCGTCTCATCTGTCAAAGCAACCCAAAGATCACGGATCTTTTTCTTGGTCTGATCAGTGCCTACGTATGCTTCCCAGGATGCTGCTATAGCTTTTTTTGCGGGTGGAGTATCCGTGGTGGACTCTGGCTCTTGCGTTGGCTCAACAACTTGCGTTGGCATTTTCTGTCTTAACTTGGGGTACATCTGAGCCACGGCACCTTTAAAACCACCTTCAGCCGGTGGTTCAAACATTAAAGGATCTGCTAGTAAACTGAGAATCTTGTCATTACGCTGCAACTCCTTATGCGATCTTGGTGGAGTATCAAAAAGCTTAAACATAGTTTTATAAATTAGACTTGCTACATCTAACCTCTCCCGATCTGTCCTGCCCCAGCTATCCCATGAGCCACTGCTTTGCAGGTATTGTAAAACGCCGTCTGCGCTAGAGAGATCGACTGGCCCCGTCGTCACTTCCTCTGCTAAGACTATTTTTATTTCTTCAATAATCATTTCTTGCAACTGTTTCTCTGTGACATTCATTTTCTTTGGTTTCCTTTGTTGTCTAAGGGCAGTTTTGCCCATCTTATAGTCTAGTCTAAGCTTCATCCTGTTAAGACGGGCTTGAGCTTTAGCCTTTTTGTTAACTTTGCCTTGCTTTATTCTAGCTTCAAGTTTTTCAATTTTTTTCTTAAGCGCAGGGGCTGGGATGTTATCAGCCGAAGCTTCATCCTGCCTAACGGTTGTTGGTGTTGCCGGCAACAAATCGCCATTTGTAATTGCTTCCACTTCTTCTTGACTTGCAACATCTATTAGCCTATTTAACAATTCCGAATCTACAACGCCCTCTGCCGCATCTTGCTCTTGCAAAGCGGAGCCTGTACTCTGCTGGAACTTTTCAACAGCTTCTTTTGTTTTTGGACCAAAGAATCCATCTTTGCCAATTGGAAAGCCAGCTTGTTGCAGCAGCCCCTGTATAACACCAACAACTCCAGTTCTAGATGTCTTATCAAATGGCTTGACCACATCACGACCTGCGAGGACGCTTTCCTGTGTAGCCGCTGTATATGTGTATTTGGGAGTAAGCGCAGCCCTAACTTGCTCAACTCCACCCTGCGTTCCTTCTTCACCGGGTTTGGTTGGGGTTTCTGGTGTCTCCTCTTTAGCTTTCGCTAAAGCTCTTGCCTTTCCATCCTCTGTGGCTTGGTTGGCGGCGATTGCAGCCGCCTCTAAAGCGTCAACTAGTTTGTTTAATTGAGCAATCGCCTGTGTAGAGGATTTTGCCGGCATCAGGTTCATATAGCTTCCAACTAGAGTGGGTTGCCTGGCAATCTCAAATTCCCTCTCTATTGTGCTTTTAACTAATGCTTTTACCCTAGTGCTTATAAGGCCAGGACGTAATTCTGTTGTTACGATGGGAGGGTTTTCTTCTACAATTTTATTTAATTCTTGTAAAAATGCAACCTGCCTAGCTTGTGCATCCTTGGAGGGCTTGCCAGGTTCAAAATTTACTGTAAACCCCTCTGTCTTGTCCTCGCCTCCCGTGGCCCATGCATATAAATTGCTAAGTCCCAGATCTGGCACATATTCAGCAGCACGAGCTAGCGTTGATGTTGGAATAAATATATAATTTGTAGTCTGCTTTACAAGGTTTGTATACGCTTCAAAATACTCCTTCATCTTTTGTTTTGCAACCTTTGACTCCTCTTCTGGAATCATCCTCAGTATGCCCTCGACATCAGGATCAGCTGTTAGATTCTTGACGTGCTCATAGCCAGACCACAAACCAAGCCCTGCCATCGCGGCCATGGCTGCTTTACCAAGACCTGTCAACCCTACACCTGCTACATAAAGCGGCGCAATTTCATTTAACTGCCGCCTCTCTTCCATAAAAGACTTAGTTTCTTCAATAATGATTTGATTTATTTCAAATTCGGTCAACTTATGTGTCATTCTGTTGGTTCTCCAATTATATGATAACAGGCTCTTGCTATGATCAAGCTATCTGCTCTATCGTATGAAGCTGGCTTTGGGTTTCCTTTGCTAGTGTATTCAATAGTAAAAGAATCTTCATTCTTCAATAAATAGTCTAAAACAACTTCTTTTGCCTTTTGACCTCTGGATACTTTGATACCGTTTAGCTTTCTTGCTTGTGCTGGAGATATATGAACTGGACTAAATCCAAAAGTGTCATGACACAGCCAAGATACAATTCCGTTGAATGCTTGTAGCTTAGCCATTGTCTTGGCTGTTGAGCCTCCTGCTCGGAAGAACACAAACGGCTCCTCTATATAGACATGCTTTATCTCATAGTAAAGGTTTATTTCCTTAAGCCTTTCCTTAATAAACGATGCTTTATTATAGAGATCTGGAAATAAGCGTTTGTTTCTTAAGTCCCATGCTTCGCATTGTATTAATTTTGCATCCTCATCTAATATCGTATAGCCTATAATTGAGGTGCTTATATCTAGCCCTAGTATCATATGTCCAACTTAACTTTAAAAGTAAATTCCCTGTCCTCTGTCTTCTTAACAGGTTTTGCAACAGTTGTCACGCCAATTAAGTTTTTATCTTTGTCATATAAGCCAATCTTCGATATATATGTTTCTTTAGCAAAGCTACCAGTTGGCGTATCATAGGAAGAACTTACAATATTTACTGTATCCAGTTCTGGTTCCGAATAAAGAACTGAGCTTGTTACACTTGAGTAGTAGCCGGTCGTCGTACTACGACTCAAATAAGTTGGGTTGTTTGAGTAGTTTAGCTCGCCCTTTGGAGCGTGAGTAAGCATAGTCATGACAGGAACCTGGCTAGATCCTGAGAACATCATAGAGAAACTAGCAGATGCCCTAGTGTCTGCACTATCGCCATCATTTGGGATACCGTCATTTGCGCCAACACCAAAGTACAGCCATGAAGAAGTTACAGCTGTTCCAGTGTTTTTGTAGTTTAGTTCTGCGTCGGATGATGGGCCAGTAGTTTGAAGGTTCCAGCTTCCAGTTAAGATAACAAAGCCCTGCTTGTATAGGGCTACACCGGCCACACTACCAGATCCTGTGCTGCCCTCAGGGCCAACTTGGATAAGCTCTCCGTTCCTGTTCTCGTCCTTTAGGTGTCCTATAAGAGTACCAGTCAAGTAGTATTTTATATCTAATGTTCCTCTCTCAATCCCTGCTCCATAGAATATGCTTGGAACGCTTATGAGGTTGACAGGCACTACATCTAAATCTCTAGCATACCCGTCAGAGAAAGAAGCAGAGTACCTAAAGTGTGGACTCATAAAAGAATTCGCATTAATAGTGTTCTTAAGACTGTTAATGTGGGAGGCGGACAACAGAGTCTTAAGTCTCTCATATCTATCTACGCTGTTCCTAGCGACTGTTGACAGACTAGTAACAACGTTGTGCGTGTCAAAAGCAGGGAGACCGCTATCAGTAGTGTCGCCGTCCTCAAGCTTAAGTGGTATACCTAGATTCTCTGTCCTCTCATCGTTAAGGACAGTTTCATTATTTGCCCTCATTGTGGAGAAGTGGTTGTCATCAAAAAATTCTCTAACTATCGAAGCAGAGAGGGGGTAGGATGAGCCGCTAATTGTATCTCCGTACTCAAAAGAATAGAAATCAGATGTTGAAACAGTCTTAAAAGTAGTAAGTGAGCTGTCTTTCGTAATAAAAGCGTAGATAAGACCTGTATCGCTCTCTGTCCTATCTACGTTCATTTCGTACAAGCTAACATGCCCGGTGGGAACACCAGGGACACTGGAAGCAAACTCTCCTGCTAACTCTCCTTTATTATTGTAGAATATGTGAGAGTTATAGATATCAAACTTGCAGGAGGGGTTTGTTTCAATAAAGTTTACAAATAAATCATTATTTGTAAATTTGTAATAAGACATAAGTCCCCCCTAGTAATCTAAGCGGACTCTTAGCGTTAACTCGTTTGATGGGTCCTTCTTGATAGGCTCAGATAGCTTAGCGACAGCCATTAGCTCATTGTCCGCAGAATAAAGCCCAACTGTTGTAATGTAAGAGTGAGGGTCCGAAGCAACAGAACCATCCTTAACAACAATCTCGCTTGGCCCGCCAGATGAAGTTGACAAGTATGTTGGGTTAGCACTGTAATTGAATTCTGTGTTGTTAACGCGGCAGAAATAAATTGTTGAGTTAAGCTCAGTAGTGTTATTGAACTGAATATTGTAAATTCTATTTCTAAGCTCGTCAGCCATCACCTGAATCGTAGAGGCAGTAACTGTGTTAAACCCTGTTGTACCTCCCGTAGATAATACCTGAAGAGTCCCTGGAGCCGTGTTAGACAAGATACCACCGTCAGCGGCATCATTAAATACTGAGCCGGAAACAACAGCGATACCTGCCTGGTAAAACACTAGTCCACACGCTGGGTTTGTAGTTGCATTACCCAAGGTTTCGCCCTGTATGTTGGCAGCTGAATCAATAGCTGAGGAGGACGCGAAAAGAACACCATACTCACCAGCAGGAGAGTTGACAAAGTAACCATCTGAGCCTGATGTGTCTGTTAGCTTAATTCTCTTGTCAAACGCCGTTCCATCCTGGGATCTAGACCCTGACACACCGAGTTCAAGCTCAAAGGTACCCTTCTTAATTTCATCCTTTGTAAGGATTCTTGAAAAGTTAACAAAATAGCACTCCTTGAGCTTAGTGCCACCAGCAATAATATCTCCGTCTTCGTCAAATAGACGAACAGAACCAGTTTCATCATATCCCATAAGCACTTGGGCCATCTGGTTATAGATGTTAATCTTCTTTGAAGTCTGAGAGGTTGTTGAGGAACTAAGGGCACTTGAATCTGCTATACCCGCCGTAATATCGAAGATGTGGTTTGCGGAGGAACTTAGATAAGGATAATCATAGACGCTCTCAAACATGCCATGGGAGTAAGTCTTGATGTGTGGCTCGGAACCTAGGGCCACTGAGGAGCCGCCGTAAGTACCAGACACAATGCTTCCCGTAACAGGGATAGACTCGTGAAGGAGAGTCCTTGTAGAAGTTGAATCGCCCGAGACTAGAGACTTATAAGTTGATGCCATAATTACTTTCCTTTATCAAACCTTGATGTATCTTACTGGAATATCGATGCTGTAGCCTGTTGAGACTCCAGTCACTTTCACTGTTGAATCAATGTGCTTAACGCTTGTTGACCCAACCGTAGAAGTGCCGCCAAGTCTAGTAAATAGGGTGTCACTACCGTTAACGTCAAGAGTGGCGCTAATTCTAAATTCGACTCTAGTGCCTCTACGACCATTGATGGACGACCCATCTGCTGTCAGATCGTTAATTAGCGATACGACTGAGGCGGACCCACCCTGAGAGACAAAGTATGTAGCTACATTATCTTCGTCAACAAAGCTAGCTGGGATCGATGTGCCGGAACGACTAACAAGCGTGCCGAATCTGTTGTCCATCTTGATCTCATATTGAGTCTCTAGTAGATCACCTGTGAGCGCTGCAACTGCAAGGTTACCATTGGCGTCTACTCCCTGGTCTATACGGACTGTTGTAGAGTTTGTTGAATTGCTATTCTCACCGTAGATTACTCCTGCCCTTGTTGAGATGTCAGAACTGGTCTCGGTTGATTGGTTAACCGCGATTAGGAACGCATTTGTTGTTGAATCCCTTGTTGTTCCTGTTGTTTCAAAAAGCTCTAGGATAGGTAAGTAGAGGAAATCATTCCTACTCAGAGTGACTAGTCGGTGATGTAGCTGCGAGCCTGGGCTCGTAAAAGCTTCAAGAACTGGCGTCTGCAGAATCTCAAGATCGTAGTAAGCAGAGCCGCTTGCATGAGTCGGGTCATACAGTCTGTAGTTAATCTCATCGTCGCCAAGGGCAAACTTTGAAATATTGAAAGTTCCGTCTCCCCTAGCTAGTCTGCGTCTTCCTGCATCGGTGAGGACAGCATCTAGGATGATGTCTCCGCTGTTATCCAAAAAAGCCATTTTTGTTCCTCTCTAAAAATTAAATAGTTCGTTTTCTTAAATCTTCTTTGTTAAATGTAAGATTAAAGTCTATCTTCTTACCTGTCTTTTTCGAAGTCAGGCGTACCTTAAAAGTCTTATCCCATATCCTGTCTTCTTCTTCTATATAGTCTGCTCCCAGCTGAATATCAGGGATATCACTTGGGTCAGTAAAACTGTTGTTAAATGGGACATCTGCAGTAACTTGGTCTAAAGTAGGTATGATCTCCATAAATTTCTTTAAGTCAATCGAAGATACTTCGTTATTAATGTAAGGAAATTCATGAGGCTTGACCAAGAGATAGACAGCACCACCATCATCCACTAGCTCAACTTCATAAACGATTGTTGGATTGGAGAAGTTTCCATGATAATCAACAGATCTGAAGGTGTAATAATATTTGACGTTTGGTTGCAACTTCTCTTGGTGAGCTATAGATGTCGCTCTAACAATTCTGTTATTAGCTGGAATTCTTGTCGAGACAGTGTTGCGAAGCTTACCAGCAAAATCCGAGTACCTAGTGGGGGGAGTATCCGTTCTAAAAATTTGAAAGAAAGAAGTTGTATCATCTTGCGAAAACTCAATTGCCTCTCCAACTAGTTTTCCTTGCGCTTCCCTATGTCTTTCAAATAGTTGTGCCTCCCCCTCTTCAATTGGAATTGCTATCTGATTGGTAGCTATATTCGCAGATGTGAAGCTGAAAAGTAGAGTATCGTTAACTGCCCTGTATGGTGTGATCGTAACTTCTGGTGGAGGTGGGGGCTTTGAGAGAACCGAGGTTGTTGTTGTAAAGTACGGTACCTCTACAATCTCAACTACTGGTGTCATTACAATTTCATACTCTGCCTCATATCCACTTAGCTCTATTGTGCTAGCACCTGCTCCAGGTTCAACCTGACTAATTGTACTTTCGTAATATTGTACCGTAGGGGCACTAAAATCCCTAGCAATGTTGTCTGTTGATCTAGAGTCCAATGACTCAAAGCCGGTGACTATAGTAGTGCCAAGGGAGGGGCCGCCCGCGCGCACGCCGCCCCAAGTAGGCGATAAAACAGGCCCGCTATTCAGGAGTTCTAGTATATGATGAGATGGAGGGAAACCCTGAATAGCGCCCTGGATACTTGGATCATCATCTATAAGTGGATTTCTAAATCTAAAAACCCTGTTTTTAGATGAGCCGAACCACAACTTTAACCAATCAGAGACGGAAAAAGTTGATGGATCTAGATCCGGTAGTAAATCGGGGTTACCATTAAGACGTGCAAATAATAGAGTAGCGTTTGTCTCATTCACAGGAGTATCAGGAGTAACTTTGTAATCGTCTGACCACACAGACCCAAAAAGAACTCTCCATCGGGGTACTACCGGATCGTGGTCTCCGAGAAGAAGTGAGAATCTGGAGCTGTTGGTTCTCGGTTGCAAATCCCATGATGTTTCCAATATTTCATTTAGTCTTTCAATTGTTAAAAAGTATGCATTCTCGGAGTTAAAGCCGGGAGCAGCATCAGAAAAATCTCCTACGTTGTAATTGTATGATGGGTCGTACAAGTTTGCGTATATAGCCCAGGGAGGATCGCTACTTAATGGCGCTTCTGCTACAACCTTTTCCCAATCTTCAAATAAGTTAACAAACCCTGCCCACTTAACGATGTAGCCAATAATAATTCCGTCCGCATCTAAAACAGTCTCAACAACCGATATCTTTGGTTCTCCACCTTCAGATTGCTCATATTTATATTTTAGGCCAAAGACGTACTTAAAAGCACTTATTTCGTAAGTGTACTCTTGGCCATATTTAACTTGGGAATCAATATACTTAATTTGCGAAGCAGGAGAAGTTCCAGCACCTTGCGCTGGGATCCAGATGTTCTGCACTGGGGCTACATCCGTGTTTGTTCCAACATACTTTGCAACCCTGTACATGACTGTTTCGTTGTGTGATGACTTTCCTTCTTCAAAAGACTCTTTGTACAATCTGCCAAAGTAATTTCCGCCCTCAGTGGTGTCAAATGAAAGGCTGGCCTGGCTAGAAAGTCCCTCCGGACCTCCTATACCATATTCGCTGACCGGGAGTATACCGGACTCATAGGAAAGCTGTGTCGTTTGCAGTATCGAATTGTCTATAAGTACTGTCTCAAGAAGGTCAGGGCCATCTACAGATGGGTCTTCTTTGAGAGCTAGCGCTAAGTTTGTTTTCCCTATATCGAAGCCAGCTGACTTAATGTCCACAAAAAGTTTTTTTGTATCGTCAAATGAATCCTGGGGGCTGTGTAGAGGGCTATCCCCTGCAGCTACATCCCTATGATAAGTTATGGCAGCGTTAAATGATCTAAAGCTGTCATTCTTGAGGCTAATGGACGAAAGAGCATAGTTGTGAAGAGGCGGAGAAACAGATAGCCTTTCTTGCGCGGCGGTAGTAGAGTCGATAAATGTCTTTTCTACAAAAGAATATCTAGGACTTCCAAACGTCGCCGTAGCAGGGTCCACATAGTCTTCATCGTATACACCTGCTATGTGAGAACCAAATGAAGCATACAATGAGTTAGTTGTCAATTCGCTTGCTATTGGTCTTATAAGGCGCGCGTCTATTGTATAGAATTCTGAGTAAGATTCTGGCTGAAAATATACTGCTGTATAGAAGGGGATCTTCTTTTCAGTTGGCACAGTATTTATGAGTTCTGGGGTGGTCAGCAGGGGAAGGGTCGCAGAAGAAAAAATAATGTTTTTAGCCTTAACCTCAAGAGAGCTTTGGTCTTCCGACTCTAGGTCTACGTATGTCCCAGGCCATTGCTTATAATAATTTGTGTACTTAATATCTAATGTTTTGTCTAAATCAGAAAGCAAAAACTCTTCTAAGCTTAGTCCAGAAGAAGCAAAGTCTTCTTCCAAGTACGAATCGGAAAATAGTCCCTGCTTCACAATAACATCTTCATCAATGCCTCCGTATAGTAAAGTGTGGTCTTTCATACCCTGATATACTTCATAGGCACCAAACCCACTAGCTACGCTGGCAATGCTAGGAAGATAGGTTGGAGTTGTATATAATGGAAAGCCAGAAACGTCATAGAACGTGGCCTCATCTCCAAGCCTTTCTATAAGGGATATGTTGTAATAATTTGGTAGTATTTCCTCCCTAACATTTGCTATAGAGCCCTCGTATTCCTCAACTAAGTAATTATACTCCGATGCAGATTCATTTTCTGGGCTAAGATCCGGTGTACTGTACTCAAAGGTTCTGTCGTAAAAACGTCCGTCGTCGGTTGTGGGATTTTGAAACATATACTCAAGATCTGACTTAAACTCGTTAATTGAGGAGTAGTTGAGGTTATCGCCAGTAATCTTTAACTTTAGCTTAGCAACTCCGTTAGATGCGTCCCTGGACAGCCCTAGGAATAAGTCTGGATTCTTGGGAAAAACTTCTGTGGTTTCTTTCCTTCTAATAATAACTGTCCTTGGCGACTCCCCTGGGCTTCTTGGCTCTAGTACCAGCAATGTAGGGTCTATAGAAAGCGTAGAGGGATCGAAGGTCAGTGCCTTCGCATCAGGGTTCCAACTTACATTACCAAATTCATCAACAATATAGTGTTGTCCCATCAGCAACCTAAAGTTGTCCCTAATCGTAGTTGGGTAAACGTCTGGGCTGATGTACTTCTTAGTAGCCACTTGAGCCTCCTCTAGTTAAAGTAGTTGCTTGCGAATCGTTTTGCACAGTTTCAGTGGAGTTGGACTCTGGCAATATCCTCCTACGAACAAAGTAGCCTTGCTGCTGCTCAGAAACTGCAACAGGAGTAGCGTCAACCGATACTGTTGGTTGAGGAGCTAGGGGCGCTTCTGTTGGTTTTGGAGGAATAACCTCTTCTGTTACAACAGTTTGTGGCTCTGGTTCTACATCTTGGACTGGCGGGTCTCTTTCATCCTGAGGATTAGGGACTGTAATTTCGATGTCTTCACATTCACCGGTTACAGGATTATATTTTTGCCCGTCACCGCAAGGATCTTCCTGCTCCACTGGCTTGTCTGGAATTGTTTCTTGTTCAATTATTGTGTCGTCACATGGGTCATCTTCTTTGAGCTTTTCTTGTGGAATTGTCTCACCGCTGGTTTCGATGATGCCCAAGGAGTCGCTTATCTGCTGATTGTCGGGACTTGAGCCGTCTGTTGTTTCTTCTTTCTCTATAACAAAGACAACTTGCTCTGCGGACACAGGCACAGTTTTACTATAGATTGGCTCCATAGCGCTATCGAAACCAGTTATATACTTGACAGAGGCAATTGTTTTTTCTAGTACTTCTTCTTCTTTTACCTCTGATTCTTCAGCCTTTGTATCAATCGTTTCGCCCTGCTGCTGTTTGGCCTGTCTCATGCGTCTACGAATTTTTAAATATCTTCTTGGCAAAGAATCTTTTCTGCTAACAGGGGTTTCTTCTTCTTGCTGCTTCTCTTTTGTGAGCAATTTATCTTTTAGTTCACTTTGTTTAGGATCCTCAGTCGCGTAGGCTTCCTCTCTTTTGTCGTCACCAGTCTTAGTTTGGAAATTTCTATTTTCTCCAAAATACTCTGTAGAGTTGCTGAACTTTCTGTTTTTCTTTCTCTTTAATCTACGGTTTTCAATTCTGACGCCCATCCCAGCTAAAGTATCATCAACTGTACCCTCACTGTACTCGGCTGATTTCTCGTCTGCCTTAAGAGCGCCGTGAGCCCTTTCAAAAGATCCCTCTAGAGTTCTAGACAATACTATTTCTTCTTCTTTAGTTTCAACGACAGTTGGGGTTAGTGAAGAGTTATATACTTTTCTAAATCCCTTTAGGTCTTCATTTGTTACTTCTCTTTCGTTTTTGCCTACAACTTCTGGAAAGAACTTGTTAGCTTCCACACTAAAACGATTGAGTAGACTGTTCCTGTTGACTCTTGGCAGCCTTCCAGGGCTCTTTGCTAGGGCTCCCCTCATGTAGTTGAGGTAGACCTTGCTGTTGGTGTGCTTAGAAGCCTTCCAGGGCCTCTCAGAGAACTCTCTGCTACTTCTAAGCTTGTCGTCTCTCTGAGGCTTGTTCCTGCCCCCAGAGGACCTAGAAGTGTTCTCGCTCTGCGAGACCTCAAGGCCGCTCAATGATGCTATTAGAGAGTCGAGGAGATCAATATAGTTTTCCACCCCTTCCAGACCACCAGTTGATGGATATAGACTCTTTTGCAAGCTCTTCTTTTGCCTTCTTGATATTTTTCGCCCAAGTAGCTCCTCTAGTGCGTTAAAGTACAGCATAGGAGAAGTTCTCCACGGCAAACTTGTAGGCTTATTGGCGTTTCCCTTGATCTTAACATCTAAATTATAAATTTTCTTTAGGTATGAAAGATATTCATAGGTAAATTGACCAGTAGCTGAGTTGAAGTTGGAAGGACTCTTTGCTTCTTCATAGTATGACATGATGATGTTTCTTGCTCTGCGCAAAGTGTTGAGGCGCATGTTGAGGAACTTTTTTGTAGGGTCTGTAATCTCTATTTCGACTCCATACCTATAAGTTCCACCTGCCAATTCGGAAGCCTCGGAATCCACAAAAGAGAATGCCTTTTTAGTCCCCAGCCCAGCAATATTCAACTGCTCAAGGTATCCAACTGTTTTTTCTTTTATTTCGTCACCGTCTTCATCAATTTTGTTTTGCGCTCTTGCAACACTCCCAGCGGGAAGTCCAGAGTCAGAACTTGACACTATTACTGTTCTTTCTGGGGCTCGTGCTTTCATCGCACCAGACTCTCTTGAATATCCTCCTTCAAAATCATAGATCTTATCCCTGTAGACTCTTAAATCGCTAATTCTTGCAAGAGACATGATCTTTTTTCTATTTCTTACATTTATAAGCCGATTGAATTCAGAGTTCTGTCGTAAAAAGCCTTCTAAGTCGAAAGCAAACATCCCCCTAACAATACCGCTAGAATCTCCGCTAAGGAACACATTTGAGTATACCCTTTTTGGCTCCTCTGGCGAAGACAGAGATACTTGCTGCTGCAGCTGCCTCATCTGTCCAAATATTCTATGATCTCTTACTACATTTTCGTGTTCTACAACTGTGAGTTCTCCGTGTGGTCGTTCTGTGTGTCTAGCGCCCTCCATAAACCCAATCGTAGGGTGCCTATGCACAGGCCCTTTCCATACGCTGCCATCTTTTGAATAAAATGTGTAAGAAGTAAAATTGGTTTTTCCGTTAGAGAGTGCCTTTTGCGAAGTTCTTCTTCCTTGTAGCCCAAGAGGCTCAAAAGCGGGAAAGACGGCAAACCCAATAAAGTCTGACTCTAGTCGGAATTGCCTTTTCAGTTTTATGGTACACAGAGTATCATTGTGCTCAGATAGTTGTCTTACGGCATAATCTTTAAGAGTTTTGTTGGTCGGGAATGTAAGTGTTCTTTCTTTTATGTGTTTTTTCAGCCTCTTTGGCACTCCCGCAAGCGATGTAGCCTGCGGACTCTTTATATAATTGAAGGCTGCACTTGAAGTAGCGCACAACACTTTGATAGTCAGGGAACCAAGAATGGACGGATTGTACCAATGAGGTTTATGTAATAAATCATTCATTGAGACAGTGATTGTAGCTGTAACAGCTTGCTTATCTTCCGTATCCAGGTTCCTAGAGCCGGGAGCTAAATTATTATTTCCATATCTGTTTCTTATAAACTCGGGCCTGTCTACATCATTTGTAAGCGTGTCTTCACTTCGCAAAGAAGTAGGATCACTCAGTACAATGGAATCGATGAAAACATAAGGAAGTCTTTCACCAACTAATTTTCTTAAAACTTCGTTTCTTGAAAGCATTAATAAATAGTTCCAGGCTTGTCGCTACAAGGGTCATCCAAGTCTGGGCAAGGCTCAGATGCTGCGTCTGTACTGTAAATATCTACGAGTGCAATATTTTTCACATCTTCGCACTCAAAATCAACATTGATGTACCTACCATCTTTCTTGTTTTCCTCAATCGAAGAGCAAATAAGTTGGCTGTTGATTTGACTATCAACATATATATTAAAGTAATACTCAACGTTTTCAGGCGTTATCGGCTCGTTTGTGCTTACAATCTCGTCATCATCTAAAAGAATTCCATTTTGGATATTGGATGGTCTACGTCTAAACTTTAGTGGCCTCAATCTCTCCACAACAGATGATTCTAAACCAGCAACGCCCTCAGTGGTAACTTCAAATACTTCAATCTCAAAGTTATCTTTTGTAAATTCAGAGTTTAACTCTTTAATTTGACATAGTAGTATCTCTGGGTCGATGTCTAGGAATTCTCCGTTTTCAAACTCCATAGCTAGTTCGGTATCTGATATAAAATCTCTGTTTGCTATAGTGTCTATCTTGTAAACCAAATCCACATTGATTTGTGGTATATCCAATGTCGGCCTTGTGGAGCTTGTAAAAGTATCAGTAGAAGAAGCAATTTCTCCACGCAGAAGAGTAACAGACCATGCTGGTGCTTTTGTAGTAAGTTTGTCAGTTGTGCCAAGTGCGTATTGAGGGCCGTAGTAATCCCTGTCAAACGCACTGGTGTTGGATAGTGATTTAAGCTTCTCTATTGATTGTTGTAACTCTGCGGGTAACGCTAGCTCTTCCGGAACTACAGGCCCAGCCCCAGCGGAAACTGCCTTTGTAGCATCTGCCCCTGTTGTAGGAGTCAGAGGGCCAGTGGTTCCCAGCATGGGCGTTAGCAAGCCTGTATTGTGAAAAACGTTTCTGTCAGAAAAGACTACCTGTGTTGCAAGCTGCGGAGTTTCCTCTTGTATTCTAGGCTCTATAGAATTCTGCTCTCTTTCAGGAGATTCGTTTGGCCTACCGTATTGGCTTTCATACAGGACGTTGTCATCAAAAAAAGCATAATATTCTGGCTTTAATCGACCTATAGAAAGCAGGTATTCGCCATATGGAGTCAAAACCGTATCTAAGACTTCTTCTTTTTTATCTAGAAACTTCATTCTTCCTCCTTACCTGTAAGGTCGACTTTGGCGTCTATCTTAACTAGTTCTACCAACGAGAAGAAATCATAAGGCCAGTTGTAGCTGTAATCTACCTGCTGTGTCTTTTTACCTGCAACTTCGAAACTAAACTTGAACCTATCATCATCTAAGCTGTCACCTGTTTTCGAAGCAACCTTTGAGAAGTAGTTCTTGACTGCCTTTTTCTTAACCTTGAAAACCATCCACTGCAGTTTGTCCGAAAGGGGGCCAGACCCAAGAAGCTGGTCTTCCAGCAACTCGTGTGAAACCTCAACAGACTTTCTTTCCACTCTTTCAATTGATTTTGGAGGCAAGTTCTGCCATATATGAGTAAGGTCGTCAGAATCGAACTTATGCGTAAATTCAAATATGTACATTGCTATCGGTGCAACAGATGGATTTGTAATAAAATCCATCTTTGGAGGGAACACATAGTTAGACATCTTTTCGACCATCGCTTGGACAGAGTTGTCTGAGCCCAACTCTCTGTTCAATGCCCTCTTAAACAGGTCCGCAGAAATTTCAAAGAATTCCTTAGTAGACCCATTCTGTACAAACGGCACTGCAACAACGGCTTCACTAACTTCTTTTGCTTTTGCAAGCTCACCAAGCCTTCTTGGTGTCTGGTCTATTCCCAAAAGATCAACAAGAGACTTGGCATCTCCATTCCCATAGAAATCAGCACCCACCTGGGGGTGGTACTTTAACCACTCTTGGGGAATATCTGTCATCTGCAAGAAGATACCCTTTTCTGGTGTCTCTGGTGGCAACCCAAATTGGTGCCACATTCCCCTTGGCACAGACTCTGAAGCATACGTAGGAACAGAAAGGTTAGAAACCAGGTCAACTGACGAAGAGGCAAAGTTGAACATAGGCGTTTCCCATTTTGGTTGGATGACCATGCTTACGTGGCTAGCCGTTGGGTCGTCGCTTACCTCTACAGCCTCCCCGGTTACCGGGTCATAGGTTACTGATTTCACTCTGGCCCTGCCATCTGTAATCAGAACGTCGGTGAGATTCAAGATATTTGTGCGTATTCCATTAGCAGCGTTTTGATAGTAGCCGCCATTGTTTCCAAAACTTTCATTTCTATCGAATCTTATATCAAAAGTTCCATCTATGTTGCCCAATATCTCTTCTAGCTTATATTTCTTTGTTTCCGTTGCAGTAAACTGAATGTCTACCCAAGCTTCTCCGTGATAGTAGGGTGGAGTGGCGACCCAGTTATACCCATTGTAGCTGTCCATCATCCTCTGAGCATACGTACCGTCGTGGTCAGTATTAGCTGTCAAAGCATTCCTGCCACTTACTGAATGGTAAAAGGCCGATGGTCTACTGTACATCGTGAATGTTTCATGAAGGTCTGTTTGTGTAGGATTATCCTGAGGTATTTCATAGTCAGTGGGCGAAGTCCTATTAATGTTCATGCTGCGGTACATTTTGATTCTGGCGCAGTAAACATTGCCCGACACAGCATTGCCAAACCTTGGGTCACTCTCAGGCAAAGAAGTGATTGTTGTCATGTTACCGTTTGGTAAGAAGAACTCTGGGCATTCTCCAAAGAAGTTACTAGCCATCATTCTGTATAGAGGATCGCCCCTGCCACCCCAAGAAGCAGTTATGTTCAGCGATGCCGATGGGTGAGGCTGAGCATCTACTATTGGTATGTTGGCCAGGTACTTTTCTGGCTCCACTGCCGCTTCAAACGCTATGTGCTGGAATGGGTTGCTTGCATCACTCGCGCTTATAGCATAATAAGTGCCGTCAAGAGTCTGTACCTCGTAGCTGCTTGTCAGAACAGGGTACGGAACTCCAATCCCTGATTTGATGGAGTTGTATACGATCCCAGGGGCAAACATTGTCTCTAAGAATGGCCTAATCTTTGCATTCTCAAGCGACGAGTCAGTGCCCGTGTAGGTAACGAAATCGGCGTAGGAAGAAGAGAACTGAGTAGCCATCTGTAATGTTCTTTCCGCTGGGTAGAAACCGTTATACGGCAAGAACTTCATAAGAGCATTACAGGTAAGTGTTATCTTTCTACCATCTGTTAACTCTGCGTGTTCTTCTTCAACTAGATCAAAGTATTTTAAGAAATCTGAATTAGAATAGACATTGTAGAATTCTTCAAACTTACTGTTCGTAGGGAAGTCAGTTGACTCTGTGGCTCCGAAGATGTCAAACGCTCCAGTGTTTTCTGTAAGAAAATCTCCTGATGACATGTAGTAGGCTATGTGATCGCTTATTCTAAACTCTGGTACAACCGAGTAGTCTTTGCCGTGAACCCTTATTTCCTCCGCGTAGTCCGCGTAAGTATCGTAAGCAGGGTTTGATCTTTCGCTAGAGCCAGTGACAAACACACCGTTCACAATTCTACCAGCCATTTCACCAGTTTGCCATTTTGCGTTACCTCCGCCAATGCCAATGTTCCCAAACGTTAATCCAGCGGCATTTGCAGCATTTATAGCGACAAGTCCCGATGGAGCAACGACTGAAGCACTTGTTGCGACAAAGTGTTTATGTGCGTAAAGGGCAGAAGCCGTAATAGCTGTTTTTGTACCAAAGTGGCCTTGGGTAGAATAGTTTTGAAGCTCTCCTGTGGTGGAAGCATCGCCTTCTTCGTGGTTTTCAGCTTTCACACTTGACTCAGCGTTCTCCAACTCAACACCAGTAGTGCTATTGTAAATGCCATCCATCGCCCAAATACTGTATTTGTCAAAGCCGCCAAGGCTAACCTTATCAGTCCTGTTTGAAGTTCTTGTTGCTCTATCAGAGTGCCAAAAATCAATTGTATAACCCTCGCGTTGACGAATTCTGTTATCGTAAACATTTCTCTCGGATGGGTATACAGTTTCTTCATAAGTCAGTCCAGCAAAACCATATTCTCCATACAGCCTCTTTGTACTGCTATAAACGTCAGAAACTTCTCTTGATAGTTCCTGTCTCTCATTAAGCTCATAGCTTGAGAAAAAGCTTAAATTGTTTCCATATGTTGAGACGATATCGTATTCGTCAAGCATCTGTACTAGTGGCTTATACTTTGAAATAATTGGTGATTCCCTGAATTGTTTGAAGGAGCCATACCTCTGGGCTGGCAAGACTCGACCATCAGTCGTATAGCTTTGTTTGTCAGAGCTTAGGGAAGAAATAATATGGCTTTCCCTGAGCGTTTGCGCAACAGGGTGCTCATACCCTCTTATTTGCTTCCATGTGCTGTAACCGTAGACATAGCCACGGTTGTAGAAAATAGCTGGTGAGACGCCGCCTAGGACACCATCACCGCCAGCATCAGGCAAGAATCCTATGGATTGGTCTGCATCAACATCTACCTTAACATACGGGCTGTCTATTTGTCCAACAGCCGTCCCTAGAGGGAAGCCTAAAACTTGTGCCGATGCAGAGACCGGGTCTCGTATTATAATACTTAGTCTTGAAGGTGAATCAACCAATCCTGCTGTAGCGCTTGCTGAATACTCACTTTGTGCATTAAATGTAATTGCGTTTTCATAGCCGGCAGAAGTGGAGACCTCAAAATCTCTTGGAGCATAGCCAAGCATGGTTCTACCGCTAGCACGAGTGCCTCCGACAGGAGTTGACTCGTAGGATGAGGTGAGCCAAGTATACTGCAAGTCGCTCTGTGGTATCGGCTTAGTGACAAAGGCGTTGTCTCGTACAGATGCGGTGGCTACCGTCCCTAGATCCCCAACAAATTCGTTACTGTATTCTATCCTGTTAAGTGTATTTCTGTTGACCTTAAAGTAGTTTGCAACCCCAGAATAATCATCTACGGCTGGTGATACACCGTCTTTGAAGCCAAACTGTGCTGAAGAGGCCGACAGTAAGACCCTAAGAGGGTTTCTTACTAATAGATTTCTGTATGGAAGGGCATTGTAAACACTAAACTGTGTTGTTGCCGTATCTAAAGCCCCGTGTGCAGTATCTGGGCCTCCGGGTGATGAAAATCTTGTAGTCATCATGTGAGCAGAACTAGACAAGAATTGCACCTCGGTATCGACAATCCCCGTTATTAAGCTAGACGTAATGTTGCTTACAACTACACCTTCGTTTCTTACGAACTGCGAATCTCCACTTGCTCTTCCCGATACTTGTACTACCTCTCTAATGTTCGTGTAGTTTCCTAGAGTCTCACTACCAGTGGTTATCTGTAGGTTTTCGATGTTAACTGGTCTTTTGACTTTTACATTTCTTGTAAAGACAGAGTATGGTCTTGTTGCGCGAGGCCATTGGCCTGCCTCATCTAAACCTCGGAATCTAAGGGCTGTCGCAGTTTGGCCAACATAAAAGCTTTCTGCTCTATTTGAAGCATCGTCAGTACCATCCGATATGCCTTGATGCCTTGACAAAAATCCTCCTACAAACTTTTCAGTAAACGGAGTTTGCATTGGGATTTCTCCACCCAAGTGGTAAGATTCAAATGAGTGTATATTGACAGCCTGGAAATCAGTAAAGGTGGTGTTGTAGCCGGTGTCTAAGCTGCCACTTAGATACCTGAATGGAAGATAGTTTTGCGCTTTTATACCATCAAATGCATTATCCGCTGAATAGGTAAAGTATTTTTTATGCATAGGATGAATTACATCATCTATGTCTCTAATTGAATCGCTTTCTCTCGTGGCGGTAGTTACGACGGTACCGTAATTTTCTGTGTACTTGTCGATAAAAGCACCAGGTCTTGTTGTTTGGGGAAGATTGGTGCCACCGTGAATAACCTTCCTACCAGTTCCAAATCTTGATGTCTTGTCCTCGGAGTCTGCCTCAAAAGATATCTTTACGGGCGTTCCTCTTCTCCTCGCCCTATCAGACACTTTACTTTGTATAATTGCAGCCCTTGTCTGGTTGACTCCATCATCACTTGAAGATAGGACAGGGTGAGTTGCTTCAGCATATTTCCAGTAAACAGTGTTGTCAGACTCTAAATTAGACACAGGAGCATGAGCGTGTCTCCAATTTTCAATATCTTCAGGCAAGAGTTCAAAAACTCCCCCAGCCTTACCAGAAACCTCAAGGGCCGTCATTGGGGTCCTTGCCTTAAGGTCTATAGTTGGGAACTTTGCATGATACTTAGGTCTTTCCAGTACGTGGCTCTCAATCATAGTCCGAACATCTTCAGATGTGTTAGCAGAAGCAGGAATGAACTGTCGTAAAATGATTGATAATGATGAGTCGATCCATCGATAAAAGTCAACGTACTTATCAAGATCAGGAGTGTTTTCTACATTTTCGAAAAACAAACTTCTTAGCTTGCGTAAGTCCTTGTATTCTTGGCGGTATTTATTGACAGGCTCTCCAATTAGGTTATTAAACCCAACAATTGTAGAGAACATGTTTAGCATCTCTTCAGAAATTGTCTGGTACATGCTCTTTTCTATGGCAAAGAAGTGGTTTACAGTCCTACTATCTCTTGTAAATGTCTCATCGTCAAATTCAAGGATGTTGGTCATGTCGTAGCTTGTAATGACCTCAGGAGGGTTTTGCACAGCTGTCTGGACATATTCAACGGCAATTGAGCTTGTTGCGCTTGCAGGGAAAAAGAAGCCACGCCCAGTGTACTGGTTACCAACAGAATGCCCGAAGTCACCCGGATACCTGCTCCTCTTTCCAATTGACCCAGAAGAAAAGTCGTTGACTAAAAACTCTCCGTTGGAGTCAGATTGGCTTACGTCGTCCAAGTTCCAATGGAGTGCAAGGGTCTCAATTCTTGGTATTCTACTGCCCTCTAGATCAGTGTCGTAGACATATGCACTTTCGTATGGCCTTAAGACACCATGAGCATTTGTGTTCTTGGCGTGCGATATGATTTCGTTATTATCTAGAAATGTGTTCCAGTGTCTAAGGGAAGTTATCTTCAGATCTGACTCGTTAATTAAGGAACCAGTAAAGTTCGTTCTGTGTGCTCCAAAGTAGTACCTTCTTGGATTACTTAAATAGCCGTTGTTTGTACTGTTTTGTGCTACTGATGCGGTAATACTAAACTGATTCTTGACGACTCCAAGCTCGACATTCACGCCGTAAAGTTCAACAATTATGTCTGACTCACCCGACGTGCCGGAAGAGCCTGACACCTTCTCGGCTGATTCCTTCTTGTCGAGGTAAGTTCTTACAGCAAGATTCCACTTTGTATCGTCATAAATGTTTTCATACACACTACTTGTGACGAATATTGACTGTGCAGGATTCTCCAGAACAAAGTAAGCATCATTAGAACCAGAGTATGTCCTGACTGCGTACACCTGCAAGCTGCGGTCTGTCGAGGCTGCGTAACCAGAAAAGTCTTGCAAACTGTTGGAAGTCTTTACCCTGTGGTACCCAAATATAGAGGAGCTTAAAAAGTTTGTTGAGAAGTATTTTGCATCGCTTGGCTCAAACTTCTTAGGGAATATGACCTCTACTTCAGCTGTCGAGGGGTTCGAAGAGCACGAAATGTAAGTTACATCTAGAGTATTTGCATTTGTACTTGAAGTCTGGTGGGTGACTGTGGCCTCAAAGCGGTCTGGATGGTTGAAGTCAGCAAATCTTCTTTTTGTGATAGAGCTTCTAAAATTGTCACGCAGCTTATGTGTGACATTGTTACCGTAAAGGTTAATCTTAATTAACTCATCATCAACTCCATAACAACGGATGATGTTTCTAAAGGACTTCTCTGTGCCCTTTGATTTGTATATGTAAACTAGATTGTTGTATATGTTTTGATAAATAAGATTTTTTATTTCTGCGATGTCTTTTTCATAAAGCTCTGTTTCGCTCTGGTCCTTGAACTGCTCTAGTACAGATGCATCTACAAAAATCTCTGGTGCGAAGAGTCCGTTAGATTCTAGAAGACGCCCAGAAAACGGATATGGTTTGTGACTAGAGCTTGCGTAACTAATGTTCTTTAGCTTTGGAACCTCAGAAATCTGTGAGTGTAGCGTATCAAAATAACTGCCGATGATCTGCGTTAAATTTAGTAACTCGCCACCTTCCTCTTCTTCTTGCTCAATTATCCAAGATGGTAAAGTGTAATATATTGATGAGTTATTTTGGTAATCATATGAAGATCCGCTAAGAGACAGGGCACTTCTTTTTGATGTTACGTCTGGGTGGTTCGAGTGGATAATTGGGTCTTCAACCTCTCTATCAGAGGCACTCGCAGAAACTATGGCAGAACCGGTGTTCCTAGCGTTACTACTTGGGTACCCAACCCAAGTTCCGTTTGTTATACGTCCAGAGTAGTCAAGCACGGTCGAATCAGTAGTTGAGTTTGTGGTGATACCTTCATTGAACTTGAAGTAAACACCAAGCTCTGTGTTGGAAATGTCGGTGTTTGTGCCGCCATCAACATGCCTAAAATAGTTCTTGCTTACCTCTTCGTGGCTCCTCTGAACCTTCCAGTAGCGGAATTCGTCCACAGACGCACTTAGCTTACCCGCACCTGCAAGGTCAATTCCATGATACGCATTACCTGACGGCGTGGAAGTGAGGGCACCAATCCTTGCTCTCAATGCACCAGTGACTTCTTGAAAATTTAAAGCAGAGTTCAAGGTGCTGACTGGGCTGCCGTCTACATAAACTTTAATCTCTGCCTGGGAAGAGCCGCTCTTAAAGGCCAAGGCATAGTGACGCCAATCTCCGTTAGCCAAGGTAGAATCGGTTAGCCCCGTATCTAGATTTACATCTGCAAGCCCAGTTGTACCAGACATTACGTTCATTCTCATGGGCGTAGACGAAGCAGTCAAGTAGATTGTTAATCTACCATAGGAGTCACTGCCAGAAGCCTCACCATTCCAAAGATCGAAGATAACTTCTTTTTCTGTCAAGGTGTCTATAAACTCGTCCTTCTTGAGCCAAAACTCAATAGTCTGTCCCTTAGGCCAACTAAACTTTAAGTTTGACTCCCTGGTACCTTCCTGGCCCAGTGAAAGGACACCTTCAGTGTCGTAGATATCTGTGTCATAAATGTTTGAAGCTGAGAACTCGGAATGGATTGTTTTATTTACCATACCGTTCGAAGCTGTGTGGGGGCCACCGTAGAATTCAATGTACTCTAGATCGCCAGATACGCCCCACCCAACTGTTTCACTTGATTGAGTACCCCATCCATCAGCAGAAAAGATAGCGTATCCAGTGCTTTTTGGATATTCCTGATCGTAGATGTATAAATCTAGGTATGATGAGCTATTAAAGAATTCCTGCTTCTCTGCGCTTGACCCGTCGTAAGGGAACTCATCTCTAATTCTGTCAAACGCACTCTCATAGTATTTCTTGGCTGAGCCATACACCACAAAGTTGGAAGCAGACGAAAAGTCAACATTTGGTATAAAGCGGTCTTTATCGACATTCTGTGCTTGTATATTTCTATACGACTCTGCATCCAGCCCAAGAGTGGCAGGATCTACAGAAGAAAGTGTTTTATAGGACTTTCCTTTGTCGAAAAGATTCTTTGTACTCATTCTTCAACCCTAAACTTAAATACTTCCGGCTGCTCAACCCAATCATTATTTGAGTTGTTGAAATAGGTAAACTTAATACCATACATGTACCCAGCTTCTAGCATGGACATGTCCAAATCAAAGTAGTTACCAGAAAGGTCGTAACTCATCGCGGTATGTAAGTCGCTTCCTGTTCCATAAGGAATTACGTCTAAATCATCGATTACGCGATACACCTTATAAGACCCACTTTCAATTGGGTAGCTCTCTATCTCTGTAGAAGCCACGTTATAAATAGTAGGAGACCAATTCTTTTGTCTTGTATAAACTCTAAACCTGGCTGTTTCTTTTCTGGAGTATTCTTGTTTAAGGTTTGTAATATTTGTCACATATTCATCAGACGGCGCGATCTCGTATGAGTCAAGCGTCTCAGGCTTTATTGTTCCGGTGTGGAACTGGACTGTGGCCTGCGAGGCATCGGCTATTGAGTCCCCACCTTGGAACCATACATCATACACAGTCTCTAGGGGGGTCGCAGCAGCGGTCAAGGCCACGCTGGCGGTGTAGATGCCCGTAGAATAGTGAGAGCCCGTCACGACCTTATTACGGCTGTTGTCGGTAACGTGTGTGCCGTCCACTACAAGTTCAAGCGCACTGCCTGACGGTGCCGAGTCATCCGATGAGCCAGAGAAAAAGCTTACATAAATGTTTCCTGTACCGATGCCAGGAATGTTTCTTAACTGCCCTCTGAAATAATTGTAGAGGTAAATCTTATTTAGGTTTTCGTCTGCCGTCGCAAGCGAGCTTGAGTAAATGAAGTTACCTCTATTGTCTAAGTCTCTAGAGTCCCAGCGTGCCTCAAGGACAGGGCGCTTAAAAAAGAACTCTGAGCCGCGAGCAAAGAACTTTTTAGTATAAAAAGATCTAGACTCTGATTCGTGACTAGAGGAAAGCATGACACCAACGCCATAGTTGTTTTTAGAACCCAAAACATTGCCACTACTATCTAGCCACTGCTCAACCAGTGTTGTTACGTCTATTTCTAAATCTTCCACCCCAGTGTCAAAGTATTGGGTGAATGAAGAAGAAGTGTCTGTATCTGGGTTTGAATAATCACCACCAGCCGTAGACCAACCATCTGCGTCTGCCGCTGAGGCGCTAAGCCAATTGGAGCCTGTGCTCCCAGCTGTCGAGTCCGTGTAGCCTTCCATGTCTAGGCCAAAACCTTCTTCCCAGGCGGTAGAGCCAGTGACAGCCTTAACCTCCATGTAATAATTCTTGGGTAGCGTCTGTCCGTGTTTGGCGTTATACATCTTGAGGAAAAAGCTGACACTTCCACTTGCAGGAACATCACCAGCCGCCCTGTCAGCGGCTATGTCTGTTGTGTCGAACTCTATCAAAACTCTAGAAAGTTCTGAGGATAAGCCAGAAGAGGAGGAAGCTTGTCCATAAATAGAAAACACCTCTAGTATGTCCGACAGGCCCATGTTCGCACTAGTACCTCTTGTCGTCAGGTTTGACTTAAAGGCATTTGTGATAGTGTTATCTTTTGAAGCAAAATATCTTTTAATTGCCATTACGAAATCGCTCCCTTGATGTCTGTGTCTGGGAATTTTATCTCTACAATTACATTCTGCGGAACTGAGATATACCTTCCGTCCGCAGAGGTAGCTTCGTCAATACTGAACCTGACTGAGGAGTAGTTCGTTCCCAGTTTCCTAACGACGTTGACGCGCTTTGCATCGACAACACCCTTAACTTTATTAAGAGCGCTGAAGATATCTGTCATGTATACGGGTTCCCCTATGTAAGGAGTTACAGTAAAGAGTTCTTTTACTGCGGTGTTACAATCTGCAAGGATTTGGAACTTGTTGGATTCCTCATCTACAATTACTTCAAAATCAATGCCGATATTTACAATCTTGGCGTCTAGAATGTCAATCGTGTCACTAATCATTTTATTTCTGTTTAGCCACACCTTTACATTTTCTTTGATAGTTGTGTTGGTTTGTGTGAGCTTTCCCCTAGAATCTTCAGATATCACATACAAGTTCAGATTTCTACGAAGTGAATCTGGGTCTCTAATCACTCTACATCTCTTGATAGATCCAAACCTTTCTGGCATCGAGTAGACTAGGGCCTCATAATCTAATTGAGTAACCGCACGGTTTTGTGTCGCAAAATGATCAATTGTTCTTCTTCGTATTTCTTCAGAGGTCGGCAAGCGTGTATCACCAGTAATAGCTTCGTCATTGTAAGATTCAAAAGAAGAAAGAATATCAGCGACCTTAGAATCAGATAACGATGCTCTATCAGAAAACTGGACAATTGGATTAACAACCTTCGTGACAGATCCAGCAGCTGCGTTGACATTCGCTGCTGTATTCGTTCTATAAGTAATTGTTAAAGTGGTATTTGCAGGCGCAATACCGAACTTATCGGTATTTAATAATTTATAAGGATCAAAAGATTTATCTGTTACATAGTCGCGACCATTGAGTTGAAGTACTACGTTCTTAGGTTCCGCAACAGATGGTGTCCTAATTTCTGCTGGGCCTCCGTACCCAAACTGCAAGAAAACAGAATTCTGCTCACGCTCAATGACAAATCTTCGTGGCACTATAAGTGGCCTTAAGAGAGATGGAACGGTATTTTTGTTATCGCCCTTGTTGACAACTTCTTTATAGACTGTGTTCTGTGATAGGTGTTCAACTTCTAAGTACTCATTTCCCTCGGAATCGACTACCGACACAATCTCTGAGACATTGTTTGAATCCAGTTTTATCCTCTTGAATCTCTCAAACGATCCTACACTAATTGTTTCTACGTTAAACACGCCTGACACAATCCTTCCGTAAGACCTGATCGCGTAATGAGTTGGCAGGCCGGTAGAACTATCGGTTCTTGCAGCAACAATCTCATTTGAGGGGTCGTCAAAGCGCACTTCTTCGTCCAACATGAAAGTATTTCCAGAAGTAGAAGAAAGTTGTGTCCCCTTTCTCAACAGCGGTAGATAGGAAGTATCTGGTCCAAGACCAGATGTAGAGGCTGGTACGATAACGTAAATTGCGACTGAACCGTAGGAAGACGGGTTGGCTTGATACTTGTACCCCATCTGCCTAGAGAGCCTAATGACATTGTTGTACTCAATTGCAGAATCCAAGTAAGACTCATTAACTTGGTAGTCCAGGTAAAACGATAGTATGTCGCCTATGTATGCAACTGTGTCCAACATTAAAGCTCCAAAAGAAGCTTCGTTGAAATCTTTAAATGTATCCGGATAGTACCTCTTTGCGTGCTCTATCAGATCATTCTTTATACTATCGAACTCTCTACTCGTATACTTAATTGGAGTCTTACGTGCTGGCATTAAACTACTCCTGATCTCTATTAAATAGTATTGTTATTTAATTTAATGGGATTTCTAGAGAATCGGCAACTGCCAATCTCCTTATTATATAAGAGATCCTTACGCTAAGAAAGTTCTCAGATATATTTGGGTTAGTTTCGGTATTCCCAAAGCTAATTTGATCTATCTGAATGTACGGTAGATACTTTTGGGTTTGCTCCCTAATTCTAGCCTCTATCTGTCCGTATGTGGATGGACCGTTGTTTTCAAAAAGGTAAGAGCGGATACCAACTCCAAACTCTGGGTCCATAATCCTTTCCCCAGGACTAGTCAGAATTAGATGCTTGAAGTTTTGTTTTGCAACTTCTTTCAAGCTTTTTGTTAAAGCATACCCGTCATCCGGATCTAGACTCAGTGGCAGCTTTGGCGAAAACCCTGACATTGCTAGTCATCTCCATTCTTACAAGGTGCAGGTCTCAAGGAACTCCATTGCCACCACTTAAGCCCTGGGTTCAGGTCTGAATTAGAGCCTAAGTTGTCAATGTAAACCTCAGATGGATTCATGTAGTCCTTATCCCTGTAATCGTAACTAGTATAACAAGCAGCTTCTAATGTCTGTCTGGCCACTAATTTTGTATTTTTGAAGGAGTTTCTCATCCCCTCGTTACCACGCCAAGTGTTCATACCTCCATTCTTCCCTAGGCCGATCCAGCGACCACCACCTCTTTGGTTGTCGTTTGCCGTCGCAGCCCACCCATCTTCGACTCTGGCAAGGGAGGGCACAAATGTGTTCGCGCAGTAAAGAGCGAGTAAGTCCATGTATTTCGGCATGGGATAACAATGCTCAAACAAGGTTCTGTATTCTGGCGTTTCAACTAACAAGCATACCAAATCTTGTAAATAATCATTATAAAGGCCCGCCTCGTAAGCATCGGCTGTTAACTGTATCTCTGCCGATGCCAATGGAATTACATTCTTATATATATCGCTAAATGCCTTGTGGGTGTAGCCAGTTTCATTTGGTACATCTGACAGAGCATCCGACATCTTGTCTGTAAGGCTTGAAACCCTAGCTGCACTTGGAACAAAGCTGATTCTTAATCCAAAGTATACCTCGTCTTCTGCTAGAACTTCGCCTGTGTAAGCTGTCTGGGCGTCGAAGATATTGGAGACAAACCCGAAAAGCTTGAAAGTATTAGCCGTGTCTGTGGAGCCCTTGGAAACTAGGTACCTCTCAAGAACGAATGGGGCATTGGAATTGCCAATTAAAATGCTTGGTAAATCATATGGATGGATAGCAGCAGACACATCAGCGGCAAGAGACTCATAATAAGCAGCATTTGGCACGTCATACGGGCCTTCTTCTGTCGTTCCAATAGAACCACGAACAATGGTTGGGCTCTTCAAAATAACATCGTTAATATCACTGAATTCAGGATTGATGCTTTCTGAGAATATTTCTGTTGTCCTTGCATACTCGTCACGAATGTAGCGTCTAAGTATAGTCTTGCAGCGCGATATAACAGGCGACTCGATAGCTTCTGGTAAACCAGTAGTCGGATTAATCCCGGTTGTGCTTTCAAAAATACTATCCCAGTTTTCTTTCCTACGCTTAGCAAGCCTTCTTGCAGAGCTTAAACCAGTAACCAACCCAGGAGGAATGTAAACCCAGTTATCCTCTACAAACTGGTTAATAAAATCTAGGGCTTCTTGCTCCTCAGGTGTAACATCTGTTATAATACCTTGATTAACTTTTATACCAAAGTTTTGAACAACTTGCTCTAAGAACAGCCACCAATAATCTTCGTATTTTGGAACAAAGCGTTTGCCACGACCCACGTCTTTCATACCCTGCTCCATCTTGTCTATCACAAATTCAGATAACATATCGCCATAGTTAAATTCTGATAGCGCCAGGTATTGCAAAACTGGGAGACTCTTCATTAAAACTTCGACAACATAAGTTCTTATTGTAGCGTATATTGTGCCTTCAATTATACCTAGAGAAGCCTTCGAAAGGTGCCTATCAAAAGGTAGTTCTCTGCCTTCGCTTACACCCTTGACCTTAAGGCCAGCCCTTTCATCCATGGGAATTTGAGAACTAAATTCAGAACATACAGATTTTAGTGACGAGAAGTCTGGGAATGTGACGACATCGTTGCTGTCCTCGCAGGGGTTAAACTCAGGAATAATTTTCTGTGCTATTCTTAGATAGCCCTTGTTCATCGGCTGCTTAAGATAGAAAGGAGGATTTCCTTCAGAGCCACCGTATCTTTCAACGGCAGCCCCAATATCACCGCCAAACTCCTCTTCGTGGAAGTATTTTATAATCGGTGGTTTAGTGGCGTCAAAGCCATAGACAAACGGAGAGTCATCACTGTCCTCCGCAGCAACCAGTTCGGCCAAGCCCTCTAGAATTCTCTGGCTTGTCTTTTCAAACCCGGTAACCATAGGAGCCTCAACAGAGCCGTATCTTGTTTCAAATTCAGGTGTTCCAGCCGCGTCACCCCTAGGTGTATCTGGCTGCCCCAAGGTAGTATAAACACTATTCTGGACAAGAGCTTGGAAAGTAGAATCTGGACTAGATGAACCATCAATGTAATACTCACTCAATATGTTGCTCTTAAAGTCTGAGACTGTATCGTCTACGGAGGACACAACGTTGAAAAATGCTATTACTTCCTCGTATGGGTCGCCACCTTCGTCTTTCCAGTTTTCGTTCTTCATATTTATTCTTAATCTATGCCCGTCCCAAGAATGTAGTTGTCCCTCAGGTGGGGTCGTCCAATAATCAAAACTAAATGTAAATTGCATGGTATCTGGGTTGTCATAATCAAACCAGAATAAGTTAGTAGTATATCCTGAGTCCACGCTGTAAGGGGCGCTTAGCGTTATCAGGCTATCTTGTAAATGCCCTGCAACCTTATCTGGTAGGCCGCCTAATGCTGGTGCCCTACCAGAAATTTCGTCTCCATCAGAATTGTTTCCGGTATTTTCTTCTGTTTCGCCGTCGCCTGTTGAGGATAGAGGGTTAAATAAGAATGGTAGCTTCCACAAATTACCTTCTGTAAATTCTCTTGGCCCTGTTACCCAACTATTGTGGTCCTTGGGGGATCCTGCGCCGTCTCCCCACTCATCTCTCGGTGGATAAGCTCTGGTGCCACGAGAGCCATATATATTTAGAACGGATGGCCCCAGGATAGAATTCTGGAATCCTAGGTGCTGTCTATATCCTCTGCCTCTAGAGTCAGCCAGAACCATGTTTAAAAACCCTCTTTTACCAATAATATCCTCGGTAAAAGACAGGGACATTGTATCAAAAACGTTATTGTATATATTCTCTAGTGCGATTGTGTCCATCGGCATTTCGGAGGGTAGAAGACCTGGCTTGTCACTAGTTGGGTCCTTCATGATATCCGGAAGCACACTGTTGAAGATGCCAGCTTGTAGCAAGCTCATGAGGTCTTCTAGGTCGGCTACAGTCTGATCTCTTAGCACGCATAGCTGATCCTCGATGCATCCCTCATCAACTCCCTTAGCGCGTAACGCTTCTGCTCTCGTAGCACGGAATACGTTAAGGAGGCCCAGATTATCACAAACTTCTCTAGAAACAGGTAGGTTTGTTGGGTTCTGGATACAAAGCTGCTCAAGATCGACAAAGACACCTATCGCTTTGAAGAATTCATGTACCGAATCTCTGTCAAATAGGCATTCTGTTAGTGTTGCTGTAACGGGATCAGTTCTAACAATTTCCACTATAAGGTCGTAAAGGTTGTCAGATCCCTCTCCGTTTATAAGATCAACAAGCTCACACTGTGTTACCACAGCCGCTACATTGTCCACTAAGCGGCCCATAGCGACCGCATCGGTGTAGCACCCCCTATTGGCTAGAAGATCTGTCAGAGCGCCGTCTACAAGCTCAGGGTCGATATCAGCATTGCCACATAGATTAGCCTTTAGGGCGTCTCGTAGGTTGAGCGGATCTGGTCCTCTCCTAGTCTTACAAAGCTCTTCTGCTATAATTTCCAATATTTTCTTTAGGATAAGGATGAGCAGGCGAATAAGAAGCTCCTCTAGAACCCTTAACGCATTATCAATTAGTGTTTTAGAAATACTATTGAACCTTATCTTAGGCAAGACAGGGATTGTAATGGAAGCCTGAAGTTCGCAGAAATCTATATTAACCCCAGGTAATTTAATGAATTCTTTTAGCGGTGGGTAAAAGAGCGGAGGCGCAATACAGAACTTATCTATCTTCTGCAAGATGTTGATTGCAATTCCAGCACCAGGAAGGTTGTTCAAGACATTTAATATTTCATCTAGATTTAACAAGTCGTTGACAACAAGATCGTAGATTACATCTTTTAGTTGTCCATAGTCTTGCGGAGTTGCTGCTCTTTGTTCTCTACCCAATGATCCAACTTGGGCAGGTGGATCACTTAAAGATAACTCAGTCGTTACAGACCCTGGCGTTCTTGTTACACCAACAACAGCCTGGTCTCCCAAAGAGCCTAGTGGAACGTCTTTACTAGTGTAGCTGCTCTGCCTGTCGTATACTGGCTCTATGACGGCCCCGCCATCATCTAGGACCGTGACAGTGACAAAGCCGGCCAAGAAAGGAAGCAGCTGCGGCGCGACTTCATTTATGGAAGCTATAATTACTTCCTGCGCCTCGGGTGATAAATTATTAATAAACTTTCCTATAAATTCATCATCCATACCCTTTACGGCTGCACCAACAATTATTGTAATTGCGTCGTCATATCCAAGAGCGTTTAAGATACAATCAACTGCAGCCTTGATAAGATCAATCAAGCCACACATTCCTAGATTGTTTAGCATCCCTCCGTATAAATCACTTAACTCTTTATATCGCCCTCTTACCAAAAGCTCTGGTAAGTCATTGATAAATCTGTCGCTTGTTAGATATTCCTTTAGGGTCATATCTGTGATTTGAAGAGCGAAATCCGTCCTACCCTGATGCTCTAAAATCTTTCCATCAACAAGGGCACATGGGTTTGAGCTAAACTGAGATAGTAGTGCTCCCTTAATGTCGTTAATTTGGCTCTCCGCCCACTTCTGTCTTTGAATTGAGCTTCCAAATAGATTTGGCTCAAACACTCCGCTCGATAGCCCAGAAGCGCAGATCTCCTGCTCCAATTGCTTTATTGACTCGTTGCCATCTGCTACTGGTGAAGAGTTGTCTAGACCGTAAGTCTCTTCAATCTCTGGAAATCTGTACTTGTTTAGGATATCATACCAAGATACAGCTTCCCTAATCATCAAGTCGTTTTTCATGTTAGGTAGCTGTGATACATAAGCAGCAGTTGTCTTGTCGTTCATGGGAGAACGATTTATAAATGAATTAAAGCCCTTTTCTATCTGGATTGGAGAAGAGTTTTCTTTTTGCACTTTTATGTATTCGACTGCAAACTCTGGGCTAAAGCCAATCTCAATCCACTCTAGGTCTCTAATATCGTAACCCGACTCTCTCAGCAGAAGGTCAGTCTCCTTAAAGAAGCTCTCAATCCTCTTGGATTCTGTTGAAAAGTTTAAGCCCTTTATAGTCTTTCCTGTGTCGAGATGCCATTGGGCATAAAACCTATCGTAAAGCCCAAATGCATAACTAACTTTATCAAATATATCTTCCATCTCTTGTGCCTTAAAGACTACAAAAGAGCGTTCCCCGGAGGAATAAGCAGGGGTAGGAGTACCCTCTTCAACCTTTGGCTGCCTCTCTGGTATCCTGTTGAATTCTTCAGCAGACACCGTAATCAAAACTTTTGTTTTTGCCTTTGGCCTAGGGGGGATATAGAATGTCTTCACCTTTGCGGTTCCAACAAAAGCGAGTCCGTCAAGGTACAGACCTTCACTGCCATTCGTTAGGGCGTCTCTAGATGATAACGTTCTTTGGAATCCAGTTGTAATATTTGTAAATTCAGAATTAACTTCCTTGTTGTAGTAGTCAAGTAGCTTATTCAAAGCGTCTGGGATAAAAGTATTGAAGTATTCTTCACTGCAGCTTGGAGGATCCGCCAGCATAACTATAGAATATTCACAAGTCTTCTGGTTTAAAAATGGCTCATCTTCTGATTGGTTTAGCCAGTTTGGGACTACAGCATCTGGATTTGGTATACAGCTCTGGTACGTCTCGACAAATACTTCCTCTCCGTCACCTAAGTCTCTGCACTGTCCGGGGTTAGCGTTACCAGGCCCAAGAGTAGGCAGCTCAGAATCTAACTCCACTGCCTCGCAGCCATAGCCGTCAGCCCCCCTAAGCAGTATCGCTTCGTTAAGCGCCTCGGTAGAGAGGGAGATAGAAGTGCTATGAGCCTCAAGAAAAGAATTCCAGTAGTTGGTTACCGTATAATCCAGAGTATCCACAAGAGGGTTTTCGTCAAAATAAAGCCTGTCTGCCATGGCTCTAAATATTTTTATATTACATTCGTTTGTTGTAAGTTCAGCGTCCGTGAAAGATCCGCCGTAAGGGGGGCTTCCGCTACAAGCGTCCACGGATGTAGGGGAGCGGCCTGCGCCGGAAAAAACTTCAGATATAAATTCACTTCCGTCAACCGGCCCTAAACCTGCAGAATCTAAGATTTCAAGAGCCTTTTTCAGCCAGAATAAAAAGGCGTTGTAATCGGCATTCTCTATTTTAACAGAATGGCCAGACGGAGCATAGTGCAGTATCTGGAACGCTGTTGAACTTATAGCGCCACCAGATTGGCCATCGCCATCAAGGTTTTTTCCTCTAGGTTGTATAAAATCTACCTCATCATCAATAGAACTAACTGTATGGCCTACACCACCAACTGGCATGTACCTCACTCTGGCTGGGGATGAGGGGGGATTAAGGGCCCCGTTCCAAACGGAGTTATCTCCCGTATCTGAGCCTGCCCCTGACAGAGAATTGCTAGATCCTAAGCCAAGTTGTGTTCTTTCGCCATGACCCTCCGACCCTAATAGATCGTTTACCTCATACCCGTACCAGAACATTTGGTTCCACGTAAATGGATCCATGTCTGGCTTGAGAAACTCTCCTCCCTTTTCATCATGAATATGCAAGAACCCAGCTAAAACTTCTAGTATAAAGCCAAATTGCAAATATCCTTCTAACAACAAGGCAGTATCTTTAAGTTCTAGTTTTCCCGATGTCCAGTTAGTCCATGGGTTATCCCTTCTAGGGATGTCTCCTCTATCCTGCTCAGTGTACCTAGTTTCTCTTAGTTGAAGCATCGGATGAACTATTAGCCCACCTGCTATGTCAAGCCAACCATCGTTAGCCCCCGTAGTATTCTTCCAATGTCCAGTTTGATAATCGTCAAAGGCATCCCATTTTGGCCCTTTTATATAAAAAGGGAGAGCCGTATCCCAATTTGTTATATTCCTGGCGTGATCGACGTTAAGATTATTCCATGCATCTCCACCTTTCCATATTCCTATTTTCGGGTCTACGTTGCTTACTGCTCTGTTTTGACCGTCATCCACAGAGTTCCAGCTTCTACTTCCCGTACTGCTATTTCCGCCACCTTGTGTCCCATCTTCAAAAGGATTTTTATCTCCGCTAGGTCTAGAGAGATTCTCTGTTCCATACTTTGACTTAAAAGAATGGATTAAGTTTCTAGCATAAAAGATAAATGGATCACCTTCAAATATTGCAATTTCTGGACATGTTGGCATATTCTGTTCCTAGTTTGTTTTATTATACCTTGATAGGATGTAAATGGGGCTAGTAGGCTTTAACCAGTTATAGTTAGTTTGTATTTTAGTTTGTATTTCACCTAAAACAGTCTTAACCGTTGTGTCTTGAGTTGTACCTATAATATTTTTTATTGCTTGTGGAGTTAACGATTTGAAGTCTGGCAAGGCAACTGCGGGCGCGGCAGTGGCAACCTCGTGTGTATGTGTTGCCACACTTGCATTAAATTGCATCTGATAATTGGCGAATGACACGACGGCGTTCTGCAAATTCTGTATTTCCTCAAGTAGGTCTTCTAAAAATCCCACAAGAAAATCTCCCTTAACAAGTGGCTGTACTTTGTTGTAGCCAGAGCCTATCTGTGCGGGTGTTGCTGCCCCTGAAAAGCCTGAGGGATCGACAGTGCCTACATCCATATTCGCAATAAGGTGAATACCACTTTTTGATTGGATATCCCCTCCCTGCGAGTTTGTCTCAGATTGCTTGCCAGAATTAGAAGTCCTAGCATTTGTATAAATCCTTACTCCCTCTCTACCAACAATTCTGACCGCGTCTGCCTTAATGCCTATGGCAGATCTGTTTTCTGAGGGCAGTATTGCATTCGGAATATCTTCCGGGAGATTAAAGTATCTATCTATATCTCCACGCTGCGTAAGATAAATTCTTGCTGCATCAGTAAAGAAGTTGGGACCAACAATCTGTCCGTGTTTAGGCTCTGGGCCACCACTGCCAACAACTATATCTATAGACCCTGCTGCGGTTGCTCCACGGCCCCCATAGCCACTAAGGCCCTCTCTCGTGTGTCTATCTCTGCCAAATACGATTCTATGTCTTCCCCAGTGAGTTGCTTTCCTTGGTAGTACCACTTCAACCTCTGTAGGTTCATATGCAACAAGAGGCTCCTCTAGTTCAGTGCCTCCCTGACCAGGTAATAAAACTTTTTCACCAGAAGCCATTCTTGCTAGTATTTCTTCGTCTAGCTGTTCTAGTTGTTTCTTTTTAGAGGCAGGAAAGCCTTTAAAACTTCTTGCCTTATTTTTAGCCATTAGAACCACCTCCTGCGGGGTTACTAACTTCCGCATTTGTTACAACAGGGGATTCAGGAGACTCCATTGCTTCTCTAGCAGATGTTTGTGCTTTTAACGCTGCTATCTGTTTTGGATCTAATATACCAAGATATTCACCGTATTGTCCTTGCCCATTAGTAAAGAACTTTACTTTTACGCGGTTACCGGGCTGGGGGATGGTATTATTGTTCTGCAAGCTATAAAATATTGGATGCATAGCGATAGCAAGATTCCTGTTAGACTCACAAAATTCTCTATCTGGCTTTGGCAGACTAGCATGTAATTTTGGTACCCTTGCGTGTACCTTTACTAAAAATTTATTTTCATCTGTTTCCTCGACACCAGGGATTTCACCAGTCGGATCTGCAATTGCGGCCAAGCATATTGCTTCGTAATCAGTTTGACCATCATCGGTCAGGGCATCAGAATAAATCTTTCCAATTGCCTCAGCAACAGATTCAAAAGTTCCCTCTGTGTAACGGTTCTTCTTCAATACGAATCTTGAGTTCGTATTGTCGTTGAGTGCATTGATCTGAGCTTTCTGTAGGATTTCTTCTAGAGTCATTACTTATCACCCTGGATCATGCTAAATATATCTTCCTTGTCCTCGTCAGATAGCCCAACATCTTTAGATTGGTTTTTCTGGATTAGGCCAGCTATCTTTACAAGCTGTTCATTTGATCTCTGTAGCGTCTCAACATACTTCGATGCGGTTAAACCCACTTCTCTGTGTCTAGACTCGTCCTTGCTCAAATAACGTACAACATCATCGAGCAAGTCTCTTGTTATCTTTCTGTCGTCTTCGATATTTGATATAGCTTTTTCTAAGTAGTGATCTAGCTTTTTCAAATTTGCCCCTCGTCCCACCTGTGCCTAAAGACTTTATACTTTGTTCTTAATTTGTTAAGGTTGTTAACAACTTGCTTAGTGTTTAGGCCCGTGAGTTCTCTAATATATAAATAAATAGCCTTTTTGTTGAAAATTAGATTAGGATTATCTTTATCTTCCAGTAAAATCTTAATTGCTTGAAGGACCTTTCTTTCGCTGTCCTTGAGTCTGGTGTCCTCCCAGACTCTTATTTCTTCCCATAGTAGGTTCCAAAATTCTTCTTTTTGCCTTTCCTCATCGTACTTGATAGTAGTTGATGCAAACTGCAATTGGTTTTCTGCTGTGAGGTCTTCAAGGTCAATTTGTCTCTTAGATTCTTTATTGGTCTTCTTGACTTTATGGATAAACCAGTTCTTGGTAATGACGCTAAAATAAGAAAAAGCTTTAGACCCCTTTGCAGGATCATACTTGCCTAATATGGTAGTAAGATATATTTTACACTCGTCTCTGAGATCGTCTATATTTGGAAGAGACGTAAACTTGTATGTGAATACAATTTTATCAACCATCTCGTTAAAAGCTGGCTGTATAAAAGTACGGTACAATAGGGCTCTTTCTCTAGAGTCTGTTGTATTGTTATAAGCTATGATTGCATTTTCATGCTCTTTTGTAAAATATAAATTTTTTGTACGCTTACGCCTCTTCCTCGCCATCTGACTCCTCCTGTGTTTCTTCTTCTATAGGTTCTGTCAGGAGGAAGATCTCTTCGTACTGCTCTAGTACCTGTTTAAGAGCGTTAGCATGCTCTAGAAGGTTCCCAAGTGTCTGATCACCATAGAACCTCTCTAGCTCATACACAGCCTGTAGGTGGTTTGCAAAATCGTCCACAAGCTCATACAGAGAGCCAAGATTTTCAGATAGGTATAGAAGATTGCTTAAAGTATTCCTAGTGTACCAAAATAATAGTATATTTATTATCAGAGATAACGCCAATATTGCTTCAATCATGGTACTCCTCGGTTAATCTTCTTTTTTCTTCTCTTACTTCTCTCTTTGTCTCTTCAATGTGCTCTTTGACAAGTGCCCCTGCCTTGTTAGGGTTTGCAGAAGCAAAGAAAGAACTAGGCTTTCTAGTTATTTCAGATGCTCCACATACAGTACATCGCTCTATGGTTTCAAACATAGAGTGATATACTTCAAAATCATTCCCGCATTCAGAACAACTATAATTATACTTCGGCATCACCAAAGTCCTGATTTAATTTGACTGTTGGTGGATTCATAACCATCAAGCCAGTCTCACTAAGCCGGAACTTGAAACCCTTTAGGACGGGTACTATATCAGATTGCTCTAGAAGGGACTTCTGTAGAGCCATCATTAAGGCACCCATAGCCTGGTCGCTAAGGTGCATGTTCTTATCTTCACTCATTATTCTTCTCCTTCATCATCAAAATTATCAATAAATTCTTGGAGCTTTTCAGCATCCCTTACTCTCTCAGAACGCAAAGAGCGGTAAAGCTCATCTACGTTATCGTTTCTATGACGTATCAATCTGTCTCTATGTGTTTCATCAATCTCGCTCTTATTAACAACAAAGTGCATATGTTCTGTTATAATAGGAACATAGAAATGCCTCATAATCATGTCAGACACCTCGTTTAGCCATGTATCGTTATAATCACTTGAAAAATAAGGAGGCACAAAGTAGCCAACTGTATCAGTCCAGTTCTTGTGAATAAAACCATGCGTACCAAATCCTGGGAAGGGGTGATAGAGGTCGTTACCATGAACAAACATAATATGGTCTTCGTATTGGTTAAACTTATTCACAACTTGCGTGTCCCACCCCTGAGTTCTCATTATGATATCGTCCCCGCAGTGAAAATAAATTTCTCCCTTGGCAACCTTCCAACACTCATTCCACATCTGACTTAGTACGATTCTTTCTCCGGAAACGTAGCTTATGTTTTCATACTTGCTATCCAGCAGATCGAACATAGATACTGATTGCTCATCATCACTATCTATGTAAAAAATTAGTTCAATCTGTTGGGGGTTATCAGCAGTATCATACAGTGAGCTACAAAGCTTGTGCATATTTTGTGGTCTTTTTCTTGTTGGACATAGCACAGAAATCTTCATAACTAGCCCCTTCCTACTGCGATATACGTAACATCTGGAGCGCTAGGAATGTCCATACCCCAAGGATCAATCACCACTGAATTCGGAGGGAATACGTAGTCCTTAAAAACATCATGATTCGTGCCTATAAAGAATACGGCTGGGCTCTGTAGTGGCGGGTTTCCAGAGTCAACCCAGGGATCATACATCTCTACAGGGAAGCGGCCTTCTGTTAAGATGTTCTTGAGCAGAATTGAGGGGCTACCTACAGTTAGGTTTGTCTCTTTCTTGAAGCACTTCCCTAGAATTACTATTGGAAGATCAGTTCTGCCGTGAGCATCGATTACAAGCTCAGCCAACCAATCTGTTTGTCTTTCGCGACAAATCATCAAGTTCTCATACCAATCGTAAGAAAGATCAATCTCCCTAGCTAGCCAACTAAGAGCAATGTTGTCTCTTGGGTGGCAGCCACCGCCATCACCCATCCCGCCTAGGAGGTACTTTGTGCTAATCAGCCTCTCGTTTGCCATGAAAAGACCTCTCATGACGTTATCACAGTTGATGTTGTCCATCTTATGCGATACTTCCATAATGGTATTGGCAAGACAAATCTTCATAGTAATGTACGTGTTGTAAGAAACCTTTATCATCTCAGCTTCTTCTATTGTACACTTATACACTGGCCTGTCATGAATTGTAGAATAAAACTTTGAAGCTGTCTCGTATGCCTTTTCGTCATCCATGCCGAAAAGGACGAACTCTGGACTGGTAAAATCCTTGATTGTTGTTCCCATTGCGATAAAGAATGGATTATAACAAAGCTTGACATGCTTGCTTAGAAGTGGTTTTATCTCTCTTCTTATCGTACCAGGAAGAACAGTAGAGATAATAACTACAATCTTGTCCTGCCCTTGGCGTTCTATCTCTTCAGACAGAGTTCTGATACCAGACTTTAGCCATTCATAATCAAAGTCCACCCGCTCCTCTGGGAGTCTGGTTACACCCTCATACTTTGGGTTGTGCGGCGTCTGGATTGGAACAAATATGATTTCCGAGTTTCTTACCAACTCTGGGACATCGGACCATTGTATATTGTGGTTGTCCAGTAGCTCTTGCGCTCCCTCTTCTCTATAGGGAAGAGCTTTGGTATCAAGTATGTTTTTTACCTCTTCACTTATGTCAAATCCATAAATTGTATGCCCTGCTCTTTCAGCAGCCAGAGCACATGGCAGGCCAAGCTTACCAAGGCCCATAAATCCAATATTCATAAAATCTCCTAGTTATCTAAATAAGATAAAGTATTTTTTACTATTTCTTCTTGCTTATAACGCATATAGTCAATTAAGTCAAGACCTTTTTTCGAAAACCACTCTTCATGGATAGCTCCTATATTATTTGTGGTCTTTGTACCCATCCCCATCATCCTAGCCTCTACGACGACCCTAGACAGCGTCTCAGGGGTCCCAGGAAAGAAGACTAGTGTAGAGCGAGCGCCAAGCTCCCTAAGGAACGTAGAGGGCTCTAAAGGTGGTATCACATCATATTCCAAACCAAGAGTTCTACAATAGTCAATAGCTCTCGCAGTATTCTTGTGCTTAGTATTCGACATTATTACTGCATGTCTGTTTTGTCTTTGCGGATTTCTGCAGATTTCCTCTAAGATAGACAAATGGTCATCGGACCACAGATTACCGCCTAAACTTACAATATTATCTAGTTCAAGATTTTTTCTTGCTATGCTTGCATGAAACTGGCTCTGGCACAGAACGGCCTTCGCATTTGCATAAAATTGTCTATTGATAATATGTTCTTTAGGGGCATGGTACTCTGGGTAAATGCCTGGGTTCCTACCAGGGAGATACTTGTGATCGTGCTCATAAATGATATAGTTTCTATTTTGTAGATCTTTTTTGTTTTCTTCAGAGAGATTAACAAAATTTGAAACAATAATGTTCTCATTGTATAGCAAATCCATGTGTGTAACGAGGTGGCTATTAAATCTACGAACAGTGTGGCCACGCTTATAAAGCTTCTCTATCAAAACTTTGTTATTTAACTCTCCCCCTCCAGGCACCTGGTCTGCAAAGAAGTCCGCTATGAATAGTATATTACTCATTGACAACAACTTGTGGGGGCACAAATTCAGGCATTGCAACAGAATCCGCAAAAAGCTTATGCTGCTTGTCAGAATCAAACTGCTGTAGAATCCACCTCTGTAGCTCCTTCGCTTTCTTCTTCCATTTGGCCCAACTCTTTCTAGTCTGTCGTAAGCGCATCTTGTAATGTCCCTCATGTGGGTAACACCACATACTGTCTCTCTGGACTACCCCGTCCCATACGGCTGCTTCGTGAACAGGCGCTATGTCGTAGTTTACATCAGCAAACATGGCCTTTCTCTTGCCATTGGGATATGTAATGTACAAGAAGTCGCACTGCCCAGACCAAGAAGGGGCAATAACGGGAAGTCCGTGTCGTGCTGCGTCGAACATAGGCAGGCCAAAGCCCTCACCATGACTAAGGTTAATCAGAGCCTTGATTTGCTTATGGACGTAGAGAGACTGCATCTGGTCCTCGGAAAGGTCTCCGTGAATAAGGTAAACTTTACACTTTGCCCCTTCTGGCCTGCATGCGTTTAATAGCTTAGACAGGTTATTGCTAACGTGCTCTCTATCCATAATAGAGTTGTTCTTTTGGGATGTTTTTATAATCAGCCCAACTTCTTGATCCCAGTTCTCTTCTACCCACCACTTGATTGCGTTCTCAATATTCTTTCTGGGCCCCCATTGAGAGACAAGAAGATAGTTGAAGTCATAATCTAACTCGATACCTAGGTCTGCATGCTCAACAGTCTTAACAGGGTAGTGGACAATCTCAATTGGAGTCTCGCACTTTAGTGTCATTGGTTGTTGAGTCATTTTATTGATGCCCTGATAGGACGTATTTTCAAAGACGCTCTTAGCGTGCTCAGATATAGTAATGACCTTGTCCATTTGATTTGCTTTCTCAAGCCAAATAGGGGCAACCTTGGTTGTTTCAATGCCAGCAGTTACACCAACATTATAAGGTGCTAGTCTCTCCCATTCATTAGGGATGGAGACTTGTATTGACATGTCAAACTGACCACCGGATTGCACGTACTGATGAGTTTTCATGACAAGAGAATCCATCCATCGGCGCTCCTCAGTGTTCTCTGAAAGCCATCCCGTTTGGCCCCAATTCAGAGCTATGAGATATACGTCAAACTGTTCTGGCTGTCCCCTTAGGGCTCTAAGCAAAAATCTTGTGTGCTCGCCGTAGCCTGACTGCGTTAGTGCTGGTCCTCTAACTAAAACTTTCTTAATCATACTATCTCCCTAAAGTCCCAAGATTTATACCCTTCGCGCTCTTCCCAAGAGCCATGCTGCTCATATGCCTCTAGCATAATATCAACCCAGCCCTGACAATACTTCTCAAAACTGTAGTTTTTCTCTACGTGCTCCCTTCCCTTGAGCCCAAGCTGCTTTCTTTCAGAGCTTGACATCTCGTAGATACGGTCTAGGGCAGCATGGAAGTCCTCCTTACTAATCCTGTCTTCGTAGATGTATGGAACTTGCTGGGAGCCGATGACTGCCTTAGAGGCAGGCTGTATGCCTACGCCGAACCAGTCCTCCCCATCTGTCACCTGCTCCTGCAGCCCTCCTGTCATGTTGACAATGATTGGAGTCCCGCAAGAAAGAGACTCAAGTGTTGCTAGTCCAAACCCCTCAGCGTCTGAAATATTTATAGTACAGTCAACCATGTTATACATACTAGCTAAGATTTCTGGTGGGACTTTCTTATTTGACAATAGGATTGTACCGTCGTTGCCAAGACGCTCTATAAGGTGCTCTAGGGGTTGTCCATGGACATCATGCGGGTCTGTATGCATGATGAGGCACACCTTGTCTCTACCAACCTTCTCGGCCCACTCGTTGAACCAGAAAACAAGAGAACCACTCTGCTTTCTTCTTGCGTTCCTATTGTTCCAGAAAAACACTACCTTATCTTTATTGCCCTGTAGGTTCTTTTCCCTCATGGAGTCTATCTCCTCCTGAGAAACTGGCTTAAATATAGCAGGATCAACCGCATGGGGGTGGTAAATGTTCGCCACTTCTGGCGCAGCTTCCGATACAATTTCATGTGTAACCTTTGAAATGGAGACAATTAAGTCGTTTGATAAATAAAATGGCCTATTGAAAAAGGGTGCTGGATGATTGTCCCACACATGGTAATAAACCATAGGCATGATGGGGCGCACCTCATTCTCAATAAACCATAGCCACTCGTAAAATCGTGGGTCAGTCATAAACCATAGGATATCTGGTTTCTCATTCCTGATGATTGACCTGATCTTTTGGGCATCACCATAGCCGTCAATCGGTATGACCGTCCAATCTTCTTCATATGGCGCTATCTTCTGTGGAGTGTAGTCTTTATGCTTTACCGCTCCTCCAAGACATATAAACTGAAACTTGCCAGTCTTCAGAAGTGCCTCAATAAAATATTTTGTTTGAGTGCCAACTCCGGAAGGTGACATAGGATGATCCGATAAAGTTAGGATCTTAATTTTCTTTGTCATCTAAACCTCAGGAACAATGCTCCGTTTCATGAAACGGACAATATTTACAAGATAATCTGTTCTTAAGATATCTTTGATTAGTTATGTTATATAACGCCATGTCTAGAAAGTCAAGTGAATTTTTCGTTTTTCTTTCTCCACTTGTGACTCTAAACAACTCAACTCTATTTTTCTTAGCAGTTCTCTTAAGAAGTCCAAAGTGTGTTGACACTGCTCTCGGATTTAAGCCTAGCTTCTTTGAGTAATAATGCTTGTAAAGGACTAACTGCCTGACGACAAGAGAGTCACTCTTTTTTCGTGCATTCCACCCCCATGAGCAGGTTTTCCAATCAATAACGTGGTAGTGACCTTTGCCATCTTTCAGAACAAGATCAATAAAGCCCTTAAAATTAAAGTCCTTTATCTTAGTTTCTGTGATAGCTTCCATCAGAGGCTCTTCGGTGGACACAAGTGACCAACCGCCTTTGTCACTAAAGTAGTCATCCAGAGAAGGGACAACAGCTTCAAAAATACCATTCACTTGATCTCTCATTTGAGATGCCAGTTCTGAATCTTCTTCCATTCCGATTTCAGACAGCTCTTTTGTAAATGTCTCATGAAAATGTTTATAAGGCTCCTGTATCTTACCCAGGAGCATGTTTTCAATTGTTTCGTGGACAGCAGTACCAAAACACGTATGCTCTGTCCCCTGAAATGTTTCAATCTTATCGAGGTACATCAGCTTGTGTCGCCAAGAACACTCTGTCCAATTTCTTAACTCAGAATACGAAATATGCGCCAAATTACACCTCGTCAGAACAAACCAACATAACCTTATCATAGGCTATGGGGCTTAACTTCTTAACATATTCTCCATCACCAAGCAAGCATTCTTCAAATGCTGTTGCAAAATATTCACGGATACTAGTCACAGCATAAGGTCTTGTGAATAGGCCCATACAAAAGTTTTCTAACTTATCATACCCAATATCATTGTACAAGAAATCATCTAGCTCTTTAGTAAACTCTAGTTCTTGAAAGGAAACATCTGTCCCACTAAGGTATTCATACTGGTCTAAAGTATCTCTTAGTCTCTTTCTCTTACCTAAGAATTCAGACTGAATCTTGTTGTCTCCGTAGATTTCTCTTGCGTATATGTCTTCAGCAGCGTGAGCAAACTCGTGGATAATGTCATCTATCATATCATCATTGTCGTCTTGATCACTAGAAATATAGATAGTGCCGTCCTTGTACATCGCATTAACTTGCTTTTCTTCAAACTCCTTGAAGTTACCAACGTATATTCCTTCTGTTTTTTGAGCTATGTGAGGTGGAATAATTTTCTCTACCTTCTCAATGACAGTTAGGACATCAACGTTTTTTGGTAAAGGATTGATTATGTACATATCAACTGTACCAAACAAGATATGGTGATTTGAATTTCTTCTTGAGTTCAAGGAAGAATCCTTAACAAAGTTAGCCATCTTATCAGACATTACTCTTCACCATCAAAAAACTTTAGATCTTCAAGGCCCTGCTCATATCCTCTTATCCAATTCTCTTCGGCCATTAAAAGAACAATCTCAGGAAACTCTTTAGCTAATACCTCGACAACCATCTCAGCCGTTACTTCTTCGCTTTCAGGCGCAAGCCTACTGCCGACATACTCAACGATATAGTTTTTTAAGTCACTCATTTCTCATCTCCAAGCACAATATAACACAAGACTCAATAATGTCAATTGCTAAAGCACCTTAGCCGCTAATGTAGCAACCTCAGATCTCTCACCCTTTCTGAGGGTAATGTGTCCTGTTATACTGTGGAATTTCATTTTCTCTACGGCGTGAGTGAGGCCAGAAGACATTTCGTTGATATAGATATTATCGATCTGCTCAATGTCGCCAGTCAAAACAATCTTTGTACCTTCTCCGACTCTTGTCAGGATTGTCTTAACTTCGTGGGCCGTAAGGTTCTGTGCTTCGTCAATGACAATGAAGGCATTGGCAATAGAGCGACCACGAATGTAAGTTAGTGCTTCCATTTCGATGATGCCGCGCTGCATGTACTCATCAAGAGTTGTTTGGTCATCCCCTGTGAGAAACTTCAAGTTATCCTGTACTGGGGCTAGCCAAGGGGCCATCTTCTCTTCCATCGTGCCAGGGAGAAAACCTATGTCCTTACCCATGGGCATAACGGGCCTAGAGACGACAAGCCTCTTGTAGGTAACATCACTGGAACTCGCCTCCTTGAGGCCATACTTCACATCAGCAGAGGCCATTACCTGCTCTAAGCCAGCAGCAATAGCTATAAGGGTCTTACCAGAGCCAGCCTTGCCTACTAGGGACACAACCTGCACCTCTGGATCCATAAGGAGGTCTATGGCGAACATCTGCTCCTTGTTCCTTGGACTGACGCCCCACAAGCCATTCTTGAACTGAACAACTGGTAGTAGTGGGAACATGTAATCCGTGAAACGGCAGAGGGCCGTTTTCTTTTCGCTAGAGCTTGACACCAACATTAAAAATTCATTTGGGCACAGACGTGGATTCTCTTCTTCCGAGATCTTTATCTTATCTCCAGCGTAGAACTGATCGATTGTTTGATCATCTACAAGAATAGTAGAAAATCCATTGTAAAGTTCTGATTCTCTCTTTATGATTTCATTTTCAGTATAGTCTTCACTGATAATACCTAAAGAGTCACAGATGACTCTCATGTTTATATCACGACTTACAAGTACAGTCTTCCTTGAGCCGTTGAGAGTATCTTCATTTAGGGCTGTAGAGATTATTTCATGGTCCGGGACTCTAAAGTCTAAGTCCTTTGGCAGGCACTTTGGATCGCCACCAGAGACCTTTAGTATGCCCTTGCCCTTAGCGATTCTGAGCCCCTTTTGTAGGGATCCCTTTGCCCTTAGCTCATCAAGAGAGCGGATAATCATTCTAGCATTTATCCCTACGCTATCTTGCCTTTTCTTATGCTTATCAATTTCTTCTAGAACTTTTAAAGGTAAAACAATATCATTGTTTCCATAATTGAAGATGCAATCAGCATCGGTCAAGCACACACTCGTGTCAAGCACGTAGGTTCTTTTCGCCATTAAATTAGTTTCCTTTATAGCTACAAGTAAGTAGTTAATACTTCTCTATATCTTCTCTAGATACCCATACTACAACACAATCTTCGTACTCTACAGCGTCCCCTTTCACAAAGCCCTTTGGAGCTTTAACGGGCACAAAATCATTATGCTCCATCCAAGAATTTCTGTGCACCACACAGTCTGAAACAAATTGACACTCCTTATCTTGATCAGGGTAGAAAAAGTTGTAGTACCCAAGTGAACTGCCATACGCGACTGTTCCTTCTTTGACCATCATTGTTCTTTTATCATACATCTAATTTTTCCTCTAACTTAGTTTGTAGACAATCTTGTAAAAAGTCAAGATCTTGCACTTGCATACCAAAAGCTTGAAATGCGAAGGCACATACTGCCGACGATATAACCGAACCAATTAAAGTTCCTACCAGTAATCCAAACTGAAAGTTCATAAACTTTTTCATTTTTAGGTGCTCCTTTACTGATTTGTAAAAAATTCATTTAAGAGCCTATTGGTATAATGGTTTTGATCCACAGCAGTCTTCTTTCTGTGACAGTTAGCACATCTAACTTCACACTTTGCAGCTTCTTTTAGAATTGAATCCCAAGAGTATTCTTTTCTCAAAAGCGTACTTATATTGTGCTTTTTGTTGTTGATGTGATCGAAGTCCAGAACTCTAGGGTCCGTTTCCCCACAATCAACACATGGATGCTCTTTATAGAACTCCATCATTTTTCTTTTAATATTCTCTCTTCTTTCGGCGCGCCTTTCCATTACATAAGTCCCCCTTAAGGTAGACTTATCTGTTTTGACACTGTCCGTCAAGATCAAAACCTCCGTGCTCTATTGGTAAATAGTAAGCTACGGAGGTACTCATGACCTATTTTCTAGTTTCTTAGAGTAATTTTAAGGATGGAGATGTCGGGAGTCGAACCCGAGTCCAAAGCAAATACGTAGTCAAGTCATCCACAAGCTTGGCTTGTGTTGTTTTCACTCACAAGCAAGTATAGGCGTTAACACATCAACCAGCTTCCAGCGCCGAAAAGCTCCACCTACTACAAGTAGGGTAACCATTTTGATTTTTTCAACTTGTCTGTTGTTTTTGACCAGATTGGATAGAAGGCTCTGGTCAGCCTCCCGATCAAGCAGCTAAGGCGAGTTCGTAGTTGTTATTGTTGGCAACTAAGTTTGTTTGATTTTTTAAGTCATCATGACTGCTTGCACTATCCTATTTCACTACCTTGTCGAAACCAAAAGCATCCCCTAAGTATTTAAACCATAAAATATCAAATAAATAATAAAGTATTGTACCTACAAAATTAGTAATTCCTACTAAAATCAGTGAGCTATAGAGCTGACCTATTATAAGGTATGTTAACAACAGAGCAACTGGTATGGCAATAACAAATCTCCAGAACAATGATTTTACTAAAGCTTCTCTATTTGTCATACTTACTCAGTTTCCTCTTCTTTAAAGAATGAATCTATTTCATATTTTTTGATTAAAGGCATATAGTTTAACTTTGCTAAACCTAAAAATCTCATGGCTTCACCTTGTGATCTTGTAGCAGATATAGCATATTTTAAAACAGCTTCTTGAGTTATCCTCAGTAAGTTTTCCCATAGTGGTAAACCATATAGTCTATTACTTACTGGTCTAGTAGATAGCTCTAATTTTAAAGCTATTAGATCTTCTAAAGCTAAATTAGATACTATTAATTCAAATTCTTTATTTATCTTCTTTTCTTTTCTTAGTTTATTTATAATACTATAGTATCTTGTTTTAGTCTTTTTGTCAACTCTTCTTTTCCAAGACATTAAAGGGCCGGCTCCTCACCGCCCTCCTCAGGCGGAATAAGCTCATCTGAAGGCTCTTCTTCTGCTCTGTTCTGGCCGACCTTTACATATTCGTCCTCAGAAGGTGTTGAGGGTTCCTCAAGGTCTGGAGTAAGGTCTTCTTCAAACTTGTCAAAGTAAAGCTTCAGGTTAAGTAAGAGATAGTCTCTAAATATCTCTCTTTCAGTCTCTTCTCTGCCATCAATCTTCGCCTCAGGGTCAAGCTTTGAGTACTCGTTCTCAACTTGGTTTTGTACCTTTTTGAAAGATTCAAAAGCTGCATTTCTTCCAGTCTTATCGAGGTCTTTATCTTCTAGTCCACGAGAGAACTCATCCTCTGGCGAGAGATCGTCTGCCTCGTCTTCTACCTTGCCCTCTTCATCGCCGTAAATATCTATAAAGCCTTCAGGCTTATCGTCGTCTTCGATCTTTACAGTTACTTCTTCTTCTAGACCAGCATCAACTGCTTCCGGGTCAGCATCTAGGCTGTTCAGTAGGTTTTCAGTAGCGTTTAGGATATGCTTTCTAAAAGACATTCTCTGCTTCTTGGAAGAAGTCAGTTCCTTGTAATCTTCCTCAAGATTCGGTACGATATTCTTTAGAAGATTCTTCAAGAAGTTGATTGATGTGATATCAGATGGAGCTTCTGGGGCACCCCCGGTAGCTTCTGCTTCCTTAATTAAGGACCGAATAGATTTTCTGATTAGTTCCTCTTTAATAAACCTGTTCTGATTTTCTAGCTTGACTTCATGGATACAATGCCTTATAAAAGAAGTCAAAGGATTTGCATCCTCTTTGAGAAGAAACTTTCTTTGTTCCTTACTTTCTTTCAGTAAAAAGTTAATAACTTTTCTTAACGATTGAATATTGCTCATTTTATTTTAGACCTCTTCTTTTCCTTTTCATTTTCAGAACTCATGTCACCAAAAGCACCAGAAACACCACCCTCAACAGGCCCGCCAGCCATAGTAGATACTTCTTCAAGAACTTGTAACTTTTCCTCTAGGATGTTTACTTGCTCTTGTAGCCTTCTAAACGATAATTTAACTTCTCTCAATTGTTTTTTTGCAACTGCTATCCTATTTTCATCTCTTCTAGACGATGGTCTGAGAGAGCTAAGGGCCTCGTTAATTGCTTGCAGGAGAGCAGATGGGTTTACAGAGTTTACAACGCCCTCCCCAAGAAGAAACTTTCTAGTCATATTATTTAAGTCAGTCATATTTGGAAACCTCACTATAAATAGTTACTTTTTAACCTTACCACCTAAAGAAGGGGCGTAAGATGTAGTTCTCCCCCTTAGGTTTCTGGGCCCTGGGATTACAGTCGATGAAGGCAAGGACCTATCAATTGTGTTATGCTTCTGTCTACCTATGACATCGCTATTTAAAGAATTGATAATATAGTCATCTCCTATCTGATCTGCAGAAGCGATTTCGCCGTACACTTCGTCAAACTCATCAATTTTCAATATTGATATAGCACAATCTTTATCAAAAGTAGAGCTTCCAGCAGAAGGGTTTGCAGTGATCTCAATATAATCACTAGCATCGGCCTCTATTATGAGGCATATCGTCTTCTCTTGTGGATCAAAACTATTATGAATATAAATGTTTCCAGTGTATACAGTAGAAGAGCCATTTTTCTTAACCTTTGTGGCAAAAGTGGTACCAGTAGATACATTAAGCACGAGGTTGCAATAAATAAGATACTTACCTGCATTTGCGAAGGTAAACCTTCCATTTGATTGTGTGTAAGTTATACCAGTTGCTGTTACATGTGACGTGGGATTGTAGCTAGACCAAGCCGCAGAGCTAAAACAGGTAGTATCGGACCCTGATGATAATGCGTTTGAGTCGCTACCACACGTAACGCTCTGCATAGCAGATGGGTTAGAGCCATCCCTTGAAACATCAATAATTGTAAAAGATGAGCCTTGCTCTATTGTAATATTAGCTGTACCGACAGATGGTGTCATCCTGCCCCCAGCCGTTTGCCCTCCAGTTAGTGATTTAAGTATTGCATAAGTTGTCTCTTTGGGGTCAGAGCTAGCGTAAACCCCAAAAGTAGAGCCTGCTACTTTACTACCATTCGCAAAGTGATCCACAGCAACATCGGTGTTGGCATCTGTAAGGGCAGAAAGGTTCTGCATCATTAAAAAGGTTGAAGTATTATCTGGTGTAAGCTTTCCCGTAGAGGCAGTGTAAGTAACATTTTTTAATTTAGCTTCAATCGTTCCGCCAAAGTCAGAATCGCCCAGGAATCTTGTGCCCGTAGTGCTAGTGCTGTCAGCTGTATAGGCTATGCTGCCATAATCACCCCTGACTCTAAATAAAGTTATCTGTGAACCAGCTTGACATGACAAAGTTTTCCCTTCATGTATCGTTTTTACAGTGACGTTTAAAGTATCTCCAGCATTAACCTCAACTAAGCTAAAAAAAGTATAACTTCTAGGATCGATGGAATTGTTTGCAAATAGTGCAGTGCTTGTATAAACTTCTGTTGTATTTACAAAAATCCTACCTTCCACACCTGTTCCGGAGCTAACTATACCTGGGATATCAAAAAGAACAAAGTAGGTCCCAGGAACTTCAAAAGTAAATTTACCAGTTGTGGAGGAATAAGAAACATCTCTAGATGCAACTGTAGTAGCCGTATAAGTATTATACTGATCTGACTTAAAAGGGTTGTACTCTGTGTTAGCTGTTGCATTAGAATCAGTGCTTGTGTGAACACAAGCATAAGAACTAAATTTTATATCATCTAGAGACATCTAAAATCCTTACTACTCAGAATCGTCTTTTGAGTCTGAATCTTCACCCTCTTCAAGCTGCTCTTCGTCTCTCTTAGGAGAGCAGCTTCCTTCTTCAAGTTCGTTTTCTAGTAGGTACTGATCGTGAGGCACACCTGGATGTACATCCTCACATGACTTACCCATCTTCTTTCCATAACCAAATCTTTCCATAAGAAGACTGTTTAAAGTCTTATCTTTCCATTGTTTCGTGTTCATTTTTTATCTCCAAAGTTAAATTTTTCTAAAAGTAGCCTGTTGATCTCAGCATTTTTCCACTCTGCTATGGATTGTATACTCCCGCCGCTGTAAAGGGTCATAGGGTCGATTAGTTTACCATTTTCTCTGACTTGAAAATGTAGATGCGGCCCTGTAGAAGGCCCAGTGTTTCCGCTCTTAGCTATAACTTGGCCTCTTTCGACTTTGTCCCCCCTTGAAGCGACAAAAGAATCTAAATGCATAAATTCATATCTTCTGTTATCATCGCCTTTTAAATACATTATTTTTCCACCACTCTTACTGTTGGGTTTGGTGGCGCTTATTTTGCCGGACACTGGTGCGAGTATATCTGTACCAATTGGGATTGCAAGATCAATGCCGCCATGCAACGAGGGTTTAGAATACCTTTTGTATAGTTTTTTATTAGGCTCTGGCCCATCCTGTGCGTATTTCTTAGCTAATTTAGTTATTGGGCTTCTCATCCCATAAGGACTAATTTTGCTTGGCCTGTCCTCTTTCCTCACAGGGAACAGCGCTCCAGTTTCTTCAATACTAAGAGCTGGGCCTTGTCTACTCCCGCCTGTTGGGGCCATTCCACTTCCTGACTTAGTGTAGAAGGAACTTAATGCGTAAATAGACTTTATTTCATCTTGGGATAATTTTGAAAATTCTGATGCATCTGGTATAACAAAAGTCATTTCTGGAAAGATTAAATCAGGATCTTTACCAATCTGCGCCCTGTTGGCAAGATATATAATCGGCCACATATGTGAGTCGCCGTATTGTTTTTGAGCTATTCCGGACAAGGTATCCCCGTCCACTGTTATGTATTCCTCTTGCTCTCTAATTAAACTTTCTTTAAGTGGTATAGCAATTCGTATTTTACCAGACTTTACGCCGTCCTCCCAGTCTCTAAAGCAGAGGTTGCCAACCTTATAGGCTTCCTCTTCCATACCCCTTAAATGAGAGTCGTTCTGAGCGTAGCCAGGAGCCGTGTCTGGGAGCTTTGAGAACTCACCCCTACAGTTTTGACCATGATGCACCAACTCGTGCGAGAGGGACCTTAGAACGTCTTTAGGGTGCCTTCCTGAAACATACACAGTGATATTCATTGTAGTTGGGTCGTAGTGCGCTGTCTTTCCCAATAACTTTTTGGCATTACCCTCATCAGACTGAAAATAAATTGTTGGAGGCTTATTAAAACCCATCCTCTTTCTAGCAAAGGGCAGAAAACTTTTTAACAGCCCATGCATTGAAGAGAGGTCTTCCTTGCAGCGGTTGACAACATTAAATTTCATGTTTTAACACCTCGATACTATAAATAGTCTATATTAATTTCCTTTTGTAACTATTTTGAGTTCAAGAAGCAGTAGCTCATAGTGTAGAGTGTCTTGAAATGATGCTACGCTAGCTTTCTTGACGCTACGTCCACCCATCTGGACCACGTAGATGTCATATACCATTCCAATATTTCTTTTTTCCCCTAGCTTCTTCCACAGAACGATATCACCACACTCAATTTGGTTTTGCTTTCCTCCACCAAATGAACCTGTTGCTTCCATGTTACTTTATCTTAAGTTTTTTAGTCTTTCTTTCGTGAGGTGGCTTAATCGGCGCAGCCCTTTCTTTTGAAAGCTTCTTAAATCCTGTTTTTCTTTCAATTGCATCGCAGATAGTGTCAATCTTAGCCATAAGTCTCGGAACAGACTTGTATAGAAACTCTTGAGCGTCTATCTTATCTATCTCCGCAACGTCAGAATTAACAATGTCAAGGATTCGATCAAGCGTAGCTATAGACGAGCCTACGTACTGTGAGAAGGGCCCAACATCTTGGTGAGACACGCTCCCGGCAGTGGGCAGCGAAGGGCCTGTGAGGGCAAAATACTCCTCTAGAACGTCTTCGACTAACTTGTCTAGATCTTTGTTCATGATAGAAGTCTCCTTAGTTCATCTTCGGAAATATTAAATATTTCCTCTAGGCTTTGAACTTCATTAAGTTCGCCCTCAAGGCCATCGATAACTGCTTGCAACTCTTCGTTAGACCAGTCTCGGAATGTCCTTACGCGTGGTCCTCCTTGGATCATCTTTTTATATGTCTCTTTCTCACCATTCCACCACCCACTTCCGGTTTTCCTCTTTTCGTCTTTCCAGTATTTAATCATATCTTGAACTCTTTTAGTGTTCCCGCCCTGTTCGGCCATAGAATATTTCTTATCTAAGAACGCGACAGCATCCTCATAGTTTGACTTGCCACTCATTCTTAGCAGTTTTCTTAATATTCCCTGCTGTCTTTTTGGCTGTGAACGGAACTCTTGATAATCAAGCTTTAATTCTTTGTATGCTTCTCTCTCGGCATCGCTAATATCAATTTTTTCATCAAATACGCCGCTAACATCTGTCACTCTAAAGTTAGAAAGATCTACCTTCTTATGGCGTTCGTCTGGCAATTGACCAGCGTCTTGTAGCTTCCCATACAAGTCAGAGACAGCCTGGATGACGCTATCTTTCAAGCCTCCATTTCTTTCGCTAGAGAAGGTGTTTAGCGCCCGCAGTAGGAGGCTCTCGCCATTTGGCCTACCAGTAGACTGTGCGTCTCTAACGGCAGCAGCTATATCACTGTCTTGGCTTAAGGGGAACTTAGTAGACTTTCCTGTTCTACTTGGAGTTGTTTGTAAGTAAACTTCTCCGTCCTTTGATACTAGATCAATAGACGAGATAGTTCCGTCATAGATATTGCCTACCTTCTTTTCTCTCTTTGACGATTCGATCATCTTTTCCATTTCTCTTAGAGATCTTTCTAGCTCGAATTCCAATTCTCTAGCGGTAAAGGCACTTCTTTGCCCTTTACCCCTTATTCTTCCATCCTCTGCTGTAATTCCGTTTCTGGTTAAGTTTTTTCTAAATTCTGAAGAAGCAAAATCTTTGTACTTAGCATCATCTTTGTATTTTTCACGGACATCAGCGGAGTACGAATCTATTTCTTCCTGAACAGCTTCCTTACTCAGCTTTGGTTGCTTCTTGGCTTTAGCTTTTTTCTTTGTAGGGGCTGCATCAGGGATATTCTCTGGCTCTGGAGCAACTTCTGGCTCCTCAGCCGGACCTTCTGTGGCGTCTCCGCTATCTTCAAGCCCAAATATGGCCACCAACTCTTCTTCTATTTCGCTCTCGGTAGATAAAGTTGTCATATCTTTTAGCTCTTCTATGGCCTCTTGTCTTGAGTCATCGCTAACTCCTTCTTCATTTGCTCTTTTGTTGATATAAGCAACAATATCTTTTTCACTTAGAGCCTCACCCTCATCAACGTCTTCGTCGTCGGGTTCCGCTGCTCTTTCTCCACCAAACCCAAGCTCACCAGACATCTCTTCAGGTGCTTCCTCATCTTCTAATTCATCATCAAGTGATACATCTTCTGGCTCTTCAATTTCGTCCTCTGCATCAGCAGCAGCCATCTCCTCTGGCGTGGGAGGCGCAACAGGCTTTCTGGCCACTGTTGGCTTGGCAACACCACGATATTCGGCGTCAACCTTACCAGCCATTCTCTTAGCGGTCTTAAGATCAATTTTTCCTGCTGCCAAGTCATCTGCAATAGAATCCAACCTATCCTTGAAAGGAGTAGCTCTCTTCTCTGTTGCTTCTGCTTCAGATCTGGTTTCTTCAAGTTCTTTAATTCTTTCCTTTCTATTTTCAATGCCCTTCTTGACATTCTCTACTTGGTCAGGCTTGACAGCACCCTTCTCACCAGGCTTTTTAGCTAAGTTAGTTTCAAATCTATCAAGCTCTTCCTTAACTTCTTCATATTCCATATCATGTAGTTGGACAGCACTAGCATCCCTGTCTATCTTTGATAGATTAGGGCTTCTGCCTCTAAATTCAAAGAATTTATCAGACTCTTCACTCTCTCTCTGATCTTCCGGGGCCTCAAATTCAATTTCACTTGCCTCCCCTTCAGCATCAGCAGTTTGTTTTCTAGATTCTAATTCATCTTCAATCTCTTTGATATATGGAGAATTGGGATTGTTAGTCTTTATGGAGGCCAAAGCGTTCTGAAGCTCAAGAACTGAGGCGGTTGTTAAATCAACAAAATCAAATATGAATGTTTCTAGTTTATCCCCATCTACGTCAACCTCACTCATGACTGACTCTGGAATCGGTAAACCAGAAATAAACTCTAATACTTCTTTTTGAACTTCTGTCGGTAATGTCTTGCCCTTAAAGAACGGCTTAGATGCTTTCTTGTCAATACCTTCAACCGAGCTTCTAGAAGAAAATCCACCAGTGTAATCACCTACAGTTTCAAATGATGGCTTGTCAACGCTAGATAAATCTACGTCGGATAGGAGTATGGTTTTTTTGTTATCTAAGAAAAGTCTTATGGTATTCTTAGCTTTATCGACTGTTACATTAGTAATTGAGGGCTTCTTTTGGCTTCCTTTTTTATTAAGGGCCTTGTTGAGTAAAGAAGCTGTGTCTTCTAAAAATTTCTCAATCTTAGATAACATAGAATCCTTGAACCTATCGGACTCATTTGCCTTCTCTCTTCGTGGCTTTGTAGGAAGATCCAATAATGCGTAAGAATTTAAAAGCTTTTGAAATCCATATAGCGTTTCAACATAAACTTCTGGAGATTCATACTCTTGTGGGTCAAGACTAAACATCTCTTTTTCAAACTTATCTTCATCAAAAGAAAATTGCTTTTTTCTCTTACCCTTTTGGGCCGTAAGGCTATAGAATTTATCCTTAAATTCTTCAATACTTAAAGATCCGTCCGTGACCTTCTTATATGTCTCAGAAATTTCCGGGAGAGCTTCCTCACTAGCCTCTACTTCTTCTTCGGGAGCGTCTTCGGCCCCCTTAAGTCGATACTTACTGCCAATTTGTTCAATCTCTTCTACATTATTTAAAACTGTTCTGGTAATATTTGGTGCCACACCAGTTCTATCCTCTATATCTCGTAGAGTTACACCCTTGGAACCAGCATTTGTGATAGCGTTGACTATCTTATCTGTAATGTTTTCTGCACTAGTTGTCCCCGTACTGTCAGCCACTCCCATTGGAGCAACATCTTCAGGTGCGGGCTTTTGTGTAATAGTTTCCGGCTTATCTAGGTCTATAACCTCCTCGTCAGGAGTTTCTGGACTTGGCTCCTCAACAGCAGGGTCTTCTGTTGCGGCTTCCACGGCTTCCTCGGCAGCTTCTACCGCGCCCTCTGCCCCGCCAACTGCTGCGGCTGTAGCTGCTCCAGCAGCCTCTGCTTGATTGCCACTCTCCTTCGCACTTTGGGCATCTTTAAGGGCATCCTCGGGACTCTGCTTGAGACCTTCTATGTGTGCAAGCCCAGCGTCCGTGAGATAAGGATCGTCACCTGTTCGTAGTGCCTGTATCTTTTCTTTTTCTGTTGTTGCTTTTGCAAACTCCGCATAGATTGGATCAATGTAATCTGACTTAGATTTGCGAGAAACCCAACTTATACCCTTTTTGCCCTTTTTACCCTCTTTACCCCTAGACGGTGCAACACCTAGCTTGCCACCAGTCAGAGTTTTAATAAACTCTTTCATTTTCGCTACTTTTTGCTTTGTATTCAAAGACTCTGGCGCTGCTGCTTCTTCACCCGTAGCTTCTGGCTTGCTTGCGGGCTCTTCTGCTGGTGGCTTAGTTAGCCAATCTGGGTGCTCTTCCATGGGCATTATTTTACCAACAGCGTCATATTTCCCATCTTCTCCCTTTTGCCATGCCCCAATGTAATAGGGGCCTACGTAA